CGGTGCTATTCCCCGGGCCGCTTCGGCCGGACGATCGGGGCCCCGCCCACCGCCGGCGCGACCCCGGGGTCGCCGGAGACCGCCGAAGAGGTCCTCGCTCGCCCCGAGACGGCGCGGTCGAAGCGGGCCTCGCCAGAGAGGACAGCCGCGACCGAGGCGCGCCCCGCCAGAACGGGGCGGAGAAGGACCTCAGCGTCTATCGGGACCTGGAGCGACAGATCCTCGAACGGCGAGAACAGACCTACGACCCCGGGGACGACCCCGTCCCCGGCGCCGAACATACCGACCGGCCCGCCTCCTATGACCTGCATCAGACCGGGATCCTCTCGGCGATGAACACGCCGGTCGGGTCGACGAGCGGGTTGTTCGCGTCGGAGACGGCGGCGCCGTTCTGGTCGCGCAGGTCGTATCGCTGGATCTCCGCGCCCGTGTCCCGGTCGAACACGACTTCCTGCCACTGGTCCGAGTTCGAGGTGTCGATCTGCTTGCGCCCCTGGACGTGGTCGCGATTCGACTCCAGCGCTTGCCCGGCAGACCCGGCGACCTGGTGGCCGGATAGCGCCTCGTCCCACACGGCGTCCGCCGCGTCGGCCGGGCTCAAGTCGTTGAGAGCCGCGACGTCGGCTTGGGTCTGGGCGTGGGCCGCTTGCTGCAAACTCTCGTCCGCGGGGTCGGCGGGTAATCTCGCGTCGACGGCCGCCGACGCCGCCCTCGCTTCTTCGAGGTTGTCGCCGCGGACGACCTGGGATCCAGCCGACTGGTCGTCTAGGTCGACGACGCCGCGCACCGTGATCGTCCCGTCGGTGTTCGTCGCGCCCAGGCCCACGCGGCCCGCCGAGATGTCGAGCGACACCACCTGCCCGGGCTGCGCCACGTTCTCTACCTGGATGCCGCCTGACCACTCGCGGATCGCGCCGCTGACACCGGAAGACAGGTCGAAGACCGGATCAATGTTCGGGTCTGATTTGCCCGAGTCGTTCACCAGCAAGACCCCGGCGGACGGAGCGAACGTTCCTTGGAAACCGACCTGGTTGAAGCGACCGTGGATGCCGGACACCCCGACGAAGACGCAGTTCTCGACGAACACTTCGCCCGTACCAGACCCAGTGACCTGGAGCTGCTGCATGGACGCGAAGTTCAGGTCCTGGCCCCCCAGGTCGAGCGTACCGAACGGGTTGCCCTGGAACTTGAAGCCCGGGGCGGGCTGGTCGAGGGTAATCGTTCCGCGGATTCTCAGCTCCGAAATCTGGTTGGTCGAAGCGATGACGAGTGCGTCGGCCAGGTTGTTCACGGGGTTGCTGGGCGTACCGACGGGCAGCTCCGTCCCAGCCTGCCCGGCGATCGTGTCGACCCACACCGCTCCGCGGAACGACTGCTGGGCCACCAGGCGACCCATCGACGGGTCCAGTTCGATTGCGTCTATCGGCCGGCGCCGCCATACCAGCTCGCCCCAGGTGTTCAGAAACGACTGGTTGGGGATGCTGTTCGGCTCCAGGTCCTGGAGCCCTTCGACATCGTCCAGAACCACCGGGCTACCACTCGTGGCGCCGTCGAAGAAGTTCCCCCGGGCGAACGTCTTCGCAAGCGGGTCCGCGGCGGGCAGCACGAATGTCTGGTTGTTTCTCGCCTGTTGAAATGCTTCTTCCGCGCCTTCTGGCGCGTCGAAATGAAACACCGTGTCGTATGTCGCGGGCGCGACCCCGAATCGGTCGAAGAACTGGTTGCCTGAAAACAAATGGCCGAGCCCAGGGTTGATCGCGACGTGGATAATTCCTTCCGCACCTGCGTCTTCGTAAGGGATCACGTTAGTGACACCACTATCTACGACGCCTGCCGTGAAGACGTTTTTGGCGAACGCCGCGCCGGCACCATTTGCCAGGCTGACGACGGGCATCTGGAGGTCGCGACCAAAATCAAAAAACCCGCCGACGATCCACACCTGCGGTCCGATGATGTTTCCTTCGATATTCACATTAGTGTTGCCGAAGTCGCTGCTCCCGAGAGACGGGAAACTAGGCGATTCCGGACCTTGGAATATCTTTTTGTCGCTGGTGATTCCCAGGTAGGATCGCGGGAACTGCGACTGTGTCACCGTGACGTCCGCGCATCCGTGGATATGGAGCCCGGTGAATTCCGGATTCAGTTCCGAAACGCCGAACGTCCACCCGGCTACGACGACGCGCTTGCACCGATCTAGCGTGATCCCGGCGCGGATCACGCGCGGGAGCTGGGCCGGCGGGTAGTCGCCTGTCTCCCCCGGTCCAAGCGCCGTCGCGTCGAATTGGCCGTCCGACGACGACAGGGCTATGGCCGCGCCGTTGATGCGCGACGTCCCGTTCTCTACAGCGCCATAGACAACGACGCCTTGCCGCGGCGCGGGCTGAGCGCCCGACGGTACCATATACGTCAACTTGGCCGGGTTCCCGCTTGTAAAACTCGGAGTGACGTCCGACACGTCTATCCCTTGGGAGCCCGGCGCCCCAGCAACGCTCGCCGCCGAACCGATCAGGGCGAAATCGGTTACATTAGAGAAAACGACCTCATCCGCGCGATAGAGCCCGGGCAAGGCGATCAGGACGTCGCCGAAACCGCTGCGGATCTCCTGCGCGCCGCGCACCAGCGTTTGGAACGGCGACCCGGAACTGCCGTCGCCGGTATCGTCGTCGCCGTTCGCGGCGTCCACGAATACGCGCCGGCCTTGCAGCCAGGTGATTTTCTCCAGCAGCGCGCCGGTGCTTCGATCGAAGAACGCCATCTGGCGTCTCTCCCTACGCGACCTTCCAGATCCGGACTTCCGCGTACCGTTCTGCTTCTGCCCCGTTCCGCGCTACGCCGAGACCGTCGGTCGCCTGCGCCATCTGGACGTCATGCTGCAGCTCCACGTCGGCGGCCCCGGCAAGCACGAATCGCCCCGCCCCGCCGGACCGGGTCTGGTCGTTCTGGCCGGCCGCGTTGCTCGAAAACTCCGAACTTCCGACCGCGAGCGTCGAGAGGTTCGTGACGTCTCGGAGCCGCGCTTGGTGCGCGTCGGATCGGTGAGCCGGAGCGCTGAACTCCGCCCAATAGGTGCCCGCCGGGAGATTGATTTGATTGGCCCCGAGCGAAGCCCCGGCGATCTCGTTCGTCAGAACCGCGTTCAAGTCGCGCGTGTTGACGCCCGTCGAAGAACCGCCGCCGGCCGTCCCCGCCGCCTTCTCGTCGACGACGTGGAGCAGCGCGCTCTCGAACGCCCCCTCCCCGGACGCCACTTCTCCGAGCCGCAGCCCGTAGACGATGATCTCGCTCCCGGCGACGAAGTTGCTCCCGTCGAGCGGCAAGACCTCGATAGACGTGATCGCGGCGTCGTTCTCCCAGCGACCCCCGCCCAGCGTGACGCGGGTACCGGCTTGAGAGGACGTCCCCTGCAGGTGACCGTTGAAGTTCGCGGCTTTGTGGATCGAGTCGCCGCTCGCGTCGTAGCGGGGGACGGCGCCTTCGACGACGCCGAACGCTTGCGCGGGCGCGTTCGCCGCGGAGACGGGTCCGGCCTCCAGTTGATTTTGACCGCTGCCGGACCCGGCCGCGGAGACCGCCCCGCTCCCGTTTATGATCACCCGGATGGCCGAATACGACGCGCTGGCGTCCCCGTTGAACCGCACGCCGAGGTCCGAGACGTCGGAGACAGCGTCGGTTCGAGCGCGGATTTGGATCCGCAGCACATCGGCGTCCCCGGGGACCCCGCTCACGGACATCGACGCCGCCGGCGCGCCGAGCTGCTGGCGCAGCACGAACCCCCCGCCGCCGACTTGCCCGACCTGCACGACGGTCGCGACCGTGCCGGCCGACAGCACGTCCACGGTCCCGGCGCTCGTCGCGGCGATCCGGAGACCGACGTCGGAGTCCGACGCCGGCGTGAACAGGGCCAAGACCGCGGCGCCAGACGAGGTATTACCGGCGTCGTTCGTGGTCTTGATCTGGACGGTCTCCCCGATGTCGGCCCCGGCGGTGTCGTCGCGCCAGACGAAGTCGGCGGTCGCGGCGCCGCTGTTCTCGGAGATTCTGACGTGCGCCATCAGGAGGTAGGTCTTGCCCGCCTTCAGCGCGACCTTGTTCGCGGCCAGAGAGAGCCCGTCGGCTTCCGCGGCTTGGTCGAACGCTACCAGCGTCGGAGCGACGGGGTCTACCTGGTCCGCGGAGAGCGACAGCTCGATCCGCTCCGCTGAGGGCGCGGCGGCCCCGCCTCCGCTTCCGGCCCCCCCGACGGAGATCAAGATCGCGTTCACCCCGTCGGAGTGGACGATGGTCCACTCGCCGGCCGTCAAGCCGACCGAGGCCCCGCCGGCGACCCCGAGGTTGATCTGGTTCCCGCCGATCGTGGAATCCCTCGCGAAGACCAGCGTCTCTCGACCCGCGGGGATCTCGACCGTCACCTCCCCGCCCGGCGCCCCGGTGAAGTTCATCAGCTTGTGGCGCGTCGCCTCGTCGTCCGTGAGCGCGATCGCGCCGCCAGCCGAGACGTCTTTCAACAGGACGTCGACGAGGTGCTCCTCGATCGCGAGAAGCGCGTCGTTGACGGTCGTGGTCTTGTCGGCCTGGCCGGCCGAGAGCTGCGGGAAGTTGAGACCCGGCGTCGCCATGATCCCTCGCTAGACGAGAGCGTCTCGCCCGAATCCGCGGCCAACGGCCGCGCTGATCTGGAAAATCCTGACCCTGAGCAGGTCCCCGGAACTGTAGCCCGCCGCCTGCTGCTCTGCATCAGAAATCGAGACGCCGGTCGCGTCGTCCGCGATCCCGGTGAACGTCTGCTGCACCGTCGTCCCCGCGGGGTCGAGAAGGTCGACTTCGTACTCTTCGCTCTCTTCCCCGATCGGAGCGTTCTCGACTTCATCGTTCCACTCCGCTTCCTGCCCGACGCGCGTTCTCCGCGTCCACGTCACCACGACCGGGTCCCGGGTGCTCCCGTCCTGCGTCGGCGACGCGACGACGTCCACCGGAGCCAGCGGCTTCAGAGAATTGGCGTCGTTCACCTCGCTCGCCACGATCGCCTTCTCGACGATCTCGCCCAACGGGATCGTGCGGTAGAAGAGCTGGTCGCCTCGGACAGCCAAGTCCTGCACTCGACGACGAACCGCCCCGGCGCCGAGGAACACGACTCGCGCGCCCGCCAGGTGCCCCTGCTCGGCCGCTCCTTCGGTGCCCCTTCGCGCGCGCAGCAGCACGTCGAGCGTGAATGTCCCGTCGCCGTTGTCGGTCACGTTGGCGAATTGGAAGAACTCGGCTTCTTGCGGGGCGGCCGGGTTCAAGATGAGAGCCGGATTCGCCAGGTCGTCGACGAGTTCCTGCTCCGTGACGGACTGGATCGCTGCTTCGCGCTGGACGATCCGAACCTTGATCTGCGTGGTCCGGTCGGTCGCCGTGAGAAGGACGTCCAGGCCCCCGTCGTCCGGCTTCGGCACCGCCGGGACCTCCTCCTCCAAGAACCCCCACGGCGCGTCCGCGACGGCGGAGTCGAAGGTCTCCCACGACCCCGCGCCGCTCGGGGACACCTGGGTAACGGCGCCGCGCCACGCTTCCGTCCTGGCGCCGTAAGCCGCGTACACCGGGATCGCGACCCCGCCCGCGTCGTCTCGGTCGCGCAGCAGCGGGACGTCCAAGAAGAAGAACTCCGTTCGCCCGGGAGGGCCGATCGCCGGAGCCTCCTCCGGCGGAGTCGCCCCGACCGCGTTGTCCGCCGCGAACACCTCGACGTCGTTCAGGACGGCCTCGGCCTCTAGAAGCAGGCCGGCCGCGAGGTCTCCGCGCTGCAGGCGGAAGGCCCGCGTCAAGCCGCCGACGGTCACGTCGACGACGTCTGTCGGGTCCAAGTCCGCGTGTTTAGGCAACAGCGCCCCGGTTACCCCGATTCTTTGGAGCCACGACGCGAATAACCGCCGCTGCGCTATCGCCTTTGCCTCGTTCGCCTCGAACGCGATCGGCACCTCCACGTTTACCGCCTGCCCGGAGAACATGGTCGGCCCGGGGGCCTCTTGGCGACGATCCTGTTCTTCGCCTTCCTGGTGGTCTCGCGCGATCGCGATGTACTGCACGCTGATCTTTTCGGGCAGCTCCGTCTCCAGCGCGCGCGTCTCGGGGAGCAGATCTAGGTCTTCGCCTTCTCCGACCTGGCCGGAACCCCCTCGAAGCTCCGCCGCGCCCAGGTCGCGCTCCGGGATCGCGCGGACCGCGGACTTGCCGGTCGTCACGAACTTGATCTGATCGTCCGACTCCACTGACTCGAAGAAATAAGCGAACGACAGAGGGTCCAGCGCTTGCCTGACGGCCATCGGCCGGCCGAGGACGAACCCGCGCACCAGGGCCGCGTCCATCTCCGCGTCGGTGTCGACATCGGCGGGGAGCAGGTTCGCCCGAGACGTCAAGTTCTCCGCGACGGCGGACAACGTAGTCGTGTTCTGCTGGATTCTATCGAAAAAGATCCTCTGGTAGATGTCTCCCTCGCGCCACATCACGGCCTGGTTGAAAGCGTCTACGGCCACGCCTTGATCCGGGGAACCGCCCGGCAAGGCCCCGAGTTCCTCGACGTCGGAGAGGTCCGTGAATCGAACTCGCAGAACCGACCCTCCTGCGGTCATGTAGACGAAACCGGCCACCGGGTTCGACCTGTTCAGACTTTGAAGCGCGTTCACATCGAGCGAGGTGCTCGAACCGAGCCCGAGAGGGTCGTCCGCGGAGTCGACGACGGATCCCGATGCGATGTCGAACCGGATCCACCGAAACCCGAGGGCCTCTTCGGCCGCCGGGCCCTCGCCGACCACGACGAGCGAGTGGCTCACGTCGTCGTAGAAGAGGAACCTGGGCTCGAAGAGACCGACCGACTCCAGGTCGAACCTGACCTCTACGTTCGCGAACGTATTGATGCCTGCCCCGAACAGGCTCAACGGACCCGGCCCCGGCGTCTGCAAGCTTACGCCGAACTCGACGCCGATCAACTCCGTGGGGCCGTTCCCGGACACGATGATCCACAGTCCGCCGTCCCTGTCGACGGCGACGACTCTCGGCGACGACGAATCATCCGGCAATATCGTAGTCGCGGCGATAGGGTTCGGATTGTTTCCGGTCTTCGTGCCGCGGTCCCATATGACCACTCCGGTCGCGAACACCGCCCCCCCGGGCGCTTCGGGGTCGTCGATGAAACCGACCCCCGCGATGTAGTCTTGGACGGCCGCGTCTTGGGGGCGATCGAAAGCGACGAATCTCGACGGATCCCCGGTCCCGGTGGTGCCGGTGATCTCGATCTTACCCGCCGCGCCGACGCGGTCGAAGCGGAAGCTGTCGCGGTTTACCTCCGCGATCCACGTAAGGGCGTCGTCCGAAAGGTCCCCGTCGTTGCCCGATATCGCTGCGTAGAGGCGCCCGTCCGGAGCGGCGACGATCGTTTCGTACCCCACGGGCTGGTTGGAAGTATCGATGATCCCTTCTTGGATCTGGTCGTTCCAGATCAACCCGTTCACGTCGTTGAGCCTCCTGATCGTCGACGCGGGGCTCCCCAAGTCGTGCGCGGCGATGGACGCCGTCCCGTCTTCTAAAGCAGACCGGAACGTGTACGCTCTTCGACCGACCGAATCCACGACCACCGCGTCCATGTCCTGGCCGGGCGCGGAGACGGGGTTTTCGATCTCCTCGATACTCCCGACGACCTCAGCCCCGGGCTCGACGACCTCCGCGTTCAGCACCGGGAGCCTGTTGCCGAAGTCCTCCAGCGGCAGCCCCTCGAACACGAGGTAAGCGAGGCCGCGGAACGCTGGCGTCACATCCCCTTGATCTGCCTGGATCAGCGGATCCTGGACCTGGTCTTCGGTCCCGAGGTACAACCTGAGCTGTGCCGCGGGGTATTTGAAGATGACCTCGGATTTGTCGCTCGCGTCGTAGATGATCTTCGAGTCCGCCCAGATCCTCCGGAATCCGGCGATCGGACCCTCAGCGAACGATACGGCGAAGTTTCCGAAATACTCGAACGTCGTCGTCTTGACGCTCTGGCTCCCTCCGCCCTTCCCGGCGTCCGCCTCCTCCTCGCGGACGACCTTGCGCTCCTCGATCTCCGTCGACCATATGACATTCCCGCCGACGCGGAACGTGCCGAACCCTATCGTGATCGGATTGCCGTAGGTCGAGACCGTGACGCGCTGGTCTTGGAGACGCGGGCCCACGCGAGTCTGGTCCGGGGCGTCCGGCTGCAAGAAGAGCTGCGCGGTAGTCGCCGCGACCGTCAAGGCTACGGCTGCGATGGCTCCGATCGTCGCCGGATCAGCCACTCATTCCTCCAGTCCTCGGAAACGAAAGACGCAGACCAGGTTTCGGCGCCACGGTTCAAACGCGCCCTCGAACACGCGGCGCGCTTTGGTCCATGCGTGGATCATGTTCAGCCGGCCCTCGGGCCCGTCTGAGATTATACCCAAGTGCTGGGGGTACCCGTCGCTTACTACGCGCATCTCCGCGACGTCGCCGGGCTTGATCTCTAATCGCCGGACCTCGTCCAAGTGGGCGCGAAGTAGCCCGTGCAGCGTCCGCCCGTCTGGCTGGCGCTTGTAGGAGCGGTCGTCGACGAACCCGTCCGCCAATCTGAGATCACGCGCGACACAGATAATCAGCCCCGCGCAGTCGATGCCCGCGCGAGAGCGCCCCTGGTGGCGCCACTTCGCGCCGACGTAAGACCGAGCCGCCGCGACGACGTCTGCGCTACTCGGAGGCACTGCCGATACTTCCAATAGGCGGCAGAGATAGAACTGAGACGTAGCTCCAGCACCTGCGGCACGGTTTCCCGGCCGACGTCGCGGGGACCGAATCATCCGGATCGTGTCCGATCAAGTCGCAGATGCGCGACGGAGACGGAGCACCGAAGGTCTCATCCCCGGTCACGCAGTCGCTGGAGAACCACGTCTCTGGTCCGCAGCAACGGCATTCGGTTACGAACGGCGCGTAGCAAGCCCCGCACCCGGGGCATTCCCAGCCTCGCATTATCGAACCTCCTCCCGCGACCCCGGGGTCGCGGCGCTACCCGACGGCGTCCGGGAACCTCACGATCTTGTCCTGACCGGGGACGAACGGCTCCCCGCGAAAATTTATGACGTTCGCGAACTTATCGCGGCAAGTTTCCACAGTCTTATCGCAGCCCGGGAGGATCTCGAACTGGTCCTGCGCGCTGATCGCGAACGGCGCCGGGAGGAAAAGCACGATCTCGCGCGTCGCCGACGTCCAGCGCTTGACCTCCTGCCTGATGCCGGCGTTCGCGCCGCTGATCCAGCGTAGGTGCCCGAAGTCGAACCACCCGTCGGGGGCCTGATTCTGGCTGTCCTGCGGTCCTCCGCGCTGCCGCAGAGCCGGCGCCGTCCCGGTCAGCACCATCGAGAGGCCCCCGAACGTCGGCGTGTTCGCGCCGTCCCCGAGCAGATCGACCTGCACCGTCAAGAAGACGCCGGTCAAGTCGCCCGAGACCCCGGGAATCGCGCCGCCGTTGGCCGCGGGGCTGAACGTCTCCCCGTCCGTCGAGACGGACACGACGACGCTCGTCGCGCCGGGGGTCGTCTGCGTCCAGCTTATCTGCGACGAGTTCAGGTCGCCGACGGCGGTCAAATCGATCGCCGGAAACCGAACGCCCTCGGCCGACGAAGGGAACGAGAGGCCGTCGTAGACGCCGGCCGCCCACTCGACGAGCACGCCGGCGATCACAGCCCCGTCGCGGCCGAGCCCGGCGCCGCCGGCGGCGGGGTGCAGCGCCCCGAAGTACGCGACGCGGACGGGGAACGTCTCGCCCGCCCGAGAACCGACCCGGTTCGCGCCCGCCTCCGCCGCGGAAACGACGACGTCCCCGTCCCCGTCGACCAGTAAGTCGGACCCCGCGCGCTGCGTCTTCGACGTCGCGACTCGGTTCCCGTTTCTGCTCGTCTCCCAGAGCCGGATCGGGTCCGACGGCTGTCCTCCGTAGCCGCGCGTCGCGGGGTGGTCGCTCGCCCCCGCGCCCAGCGCGAACTGCTCCGCCCCCTGCGACGAGCTGCGGCGCTCGTTCGCGACGACCCCCAAGAGCCCCGCCAGCGCGTCCGTCCTCGGATCCGCGCCGCCCAGTTCGGAGTACCCGACGATCACCGGCACGGCGTCCTGCGCCATCAAGTCGTCGAGCAGCGCGGCGGCGGTCGTCGAACCGAGCCCGTTGAACAGCGCGACGACGACGTCGTGCGTCGCGAGTTCCGTCTGCGTCGACGTAGCCTGCGGCCTGTGGGCGACGGAGTGCCCGCGATTGACGAGGGCGTCTCGGAGGATCGTGAAGTCCGCGCTCCCCGCGCCGACGGTCGTGAAAACCCCGACGTCCGTCATCAGATGCTCCGCCCCGGGTCGCGGTGCCGCGGGGAGTCGTTGCCCTCGTCGATCTTCCAGTCGTTCTGGAAGTCGAATTCGGGGTCGAACGTCGCCTGCTGCTGCATGTCGGCCGTCGTTTCAGCCGAGGCCGCGCCGGCGTTCTGGGTCGTGCCGGCGACGTCGGAGTCGAAGAACGTCGCGGTCTCCGAGAGAGTCGACGCGGCCCCGAGGAAGCCCCCGGCGGAGACCCCGATCGTCCCGACGAGCGGGACCTGCGCGTAGCAGCGCCTGATCGTAGCGTTCGCGACGGATCCCGCGAACCCGCCGGCCTCGTCTCCGTCCGTCGTGACGGAACCCCCCTCCGCGTAGCAGTCCTCGATCAGCCCGGCGACGGCGGCCTCGGCCAGCAGCGGGCCCTTGAAGTTAGCGCCGTCGGATCGCACGGCGGCGACGACGACGGCGACGCGCCTGAGGACATAGCCGGCGACCGGGCTCGCGAACAGCCCGGCGGGCACCGGGGACGCCGAGTGGTCCAGGTCGAGATTCTGGATCTGGAAACCCCGCCCGTCGTAGACGCCGCCGAACCCGAGGATCGGCGAGAAGAGCCCGAACGCGCCCGCGTCGACGTCCCCGACCTGGGCGTAGTGGGCGAGCGGGTCGTCGCGGACGGCGCTGAGGTCCGCGGCCGTCGCGACTCGGAACGGCCGCCTCGGCGTCCCGTCCCCCGTCCCCAGGTCGCGGAGGAGCGAGAAGACGCCGGACCCGTCGAACAGGATCCGCTCGTGCTCCGTCTGCCCGGCCGCTGCGACCGCGGGGCGGACCGTCGCGTTCGCTGGCGGGATGATCGTTCGCCTCCCGCTGGCGGATTCGACTTCGGTCGTCTGCGTGAAGTTCGCCGGATCGACGTTGCACCCGCCGGCGGGCCCGGAGCCCGCGTCGTAAAGATCGGCCCGGCAGCTCGGGCTGTATACCTCCACGATCTGCTGCGCCAGTCGCTGGTGAATACCTCGGACCTCGGCCGCGTAGGTCCCTGAACCCCTCAGCACGACTTCGCCGAGATTCCCGCGCTTCAACTTGAGCGCGCCCTGCCCGTCCGGGTCCTCCCAATTCACGACGAAGACGAACAACTCGGCGAAGTCGAAAAGGCCGGCGCGCAAGTCGGCTTCCTCGATGCCGCCGACGCTCAGGATCCCCTCGACGCTCATCGTGTCGACCGACAGCGTCGCCGTCTGCGTGATCGCCGTCCGAGCAAAACCGTCTCGCGCCCGGTAGACGACCCCCCCGAATTCGACGTCCGCGTCGTGGTCGGTGAACGCGAACACTTTTCCGTCGACCTGCCGGACGACTCGCCAGAGCGTAGCGAGCGACGTGACCTCTCGGTCGAGGTGCGCGCGAAGCGCCGCGGACGTCGTCTTCGGCACCTGCTACTCCCGCAGTTCCACGATCTGGATCCCTTCCCAATTCACGACGTTGAACTCGTCGAGCGTCGGGTCCATCGAGTCGCTGTCGAACCGCACCGGGACGTCGAAGAAGTAGTCGAACGTTATCCGGACGTCCGCGGCCGGGGCCACGTTGAACGCGACGAGACCACGGGACCAATCGACGACGAACGTCGACGTCGCCTGCTCGACGCCGTCGAAGAACGCGCGCACCGCGCCGGCGACGGGCTTCGTGATAGGGCGCGTCTGCCGGAACCCCTCGATCGCCTCGAACGGCCCCCCCGCGCCCGAGCTGGTCAAGTCGACCGGGACCCCGTTGAAAGCGTCGCCCGGAGACGCGGCGAATTGGATCGCGTCCGCGTCGACCCGGATGATCCAGTACGGGGTGCCGTCGTCGAGCAGACCGCCGGGGAGCCCCCAGGCGGCGCGGATGGGCGTGAAAGTGAACGGCCCGTCCCCGGTCTGGAGGCCGTGCGACGCGAGCGCGATTCGATCCGTCGACGGGGTCACGTCCCCCGAGTCGAACGATAAAGTCGCCGGCGACGCGACGTCCCGGTAGGTCTTGACGATCTGGAATTGCGTCTCCAGTCCATCTCCGAACGGGCTCTCGTCGGAGACGTTCTGCGCGTCGACGGGGCTCATGGTCCCCGCCGCCGGCAGCTCGTCCTCGAACGCGATGCCGGACGCGATCAGCCCCGGCATGTCCGACGCCATGTCGGTGAAGTCGCGGAAGCGGAACCCGAACGCCTTGCCGCGGCGCGCCTGGAAGAAGTCGAGCAGCTCGTCGTACTCCTCGATCGTCTTGATCTCGTGCCCGACGACGTACCGCCGCCTCGCCTGCTCCCAATTCCGGTTCCTCTGCTCGAAGCCGCCGAGAGTCGCGACGACGGTCGTGTTCCAGCCGGGGCCGCCCGTCGCGCCGAACGCGATCTTCTCGGGGAACCGAATCTCGTGGAAGTTCGGGAGAGCCATTCACTCTTCCTCAATTATCGCGGCTGTCCGCCCTCTGCAGCGCGCGGGCCGCGCGAGCGAATATCTGATCCTGCGATCGCTGGAACGACTGAGCGTCCGGCGTGCTGATGTTGAAGTTGATCTGGACCGGGCGCTCTTCTCGCGCTCCGGCCATCCCGACCGCGACTTGGCGCTGCTGGCGCGGCGTCAGCACCATCTCGCCTGGCGAGAGCAACGCCGGGATCGTGTCAGAGCCCGACCCGACTACTCCTCCGGTCTGAAAACGGAGAGCGCGCGCGAACGCTTCGACGGGGACCAAAGCACGACGCTTCGGTCGGTCCGCGAGTCCGCCGCTCCCGAAAAGTCCTCCGGCTACGAAACCCCCGCCGGGCGCCGCGATTGCTCCTCCGCCGCTCAAACCGCCTCCCAGCCCGCCGCTCGCGGCCCCGGCGACGCCCGCGGCGATGGACAGCGCGCTCGCGATCGGGTTCGCTTCTGCTCCGCCGCCCGTGAAAAACGAGCCGAGCGACGTCACGGCGGAGCTGATGCTCGAACCGACGCGGCTAAAGACTGATTCGTTGGACTGCCGGAGCCTCTCGACGGCGTCGCTCTGCTGGACGAGGCGCTGGGTGATCTGGTCCGTCTGAAGGTTCAACCCCTGGACGATGACGTCCGCCTGCTGGCGCATCTGTTCCTCGCCGCCGCCCTGCCCGGCGAACGCGCCGATGATGGTCCCGAGCGCGCCCCCGAGGCCGCCGGGAGTCCGCGGCTGCGTCGTACCGGGCTCGCCCGTCCCGGGGTCCGGCGCGCGCCCCGTCGCGAGCGCCTGGAGGATCCCGCCTTCGGCGGCCTGGCCGGTCGCGACCTGCCCGAGCCCCCGGACGAAGTTCTGGATCCCGCTCCTAGCGATGTCCTCGGTGAGCGAGCGCAGGAAGTCGCGGAACGACGTCTGGGTGTCCAGGATCAAGTCCGCCACGCCCATCCCGACGCGCTCGAACACGTCGTCGGTCGCCGTCGCGAACGCCTCTCCGAACTGCTTGCCGGCCTCGCCGCCGGCGCGCTGGAACGGCTTGACGACGAACTCCTCGACGGCCGCTTCGTCGGGCGACGACGCCTCCGGAATCTCCGTCTCCAGCGGGCGGAGCGCGGCCTTGATCGCGGCGATCTTCTCCTGGAGGCCGCCGAGAACGCCGTCGCCGAGGTCGACCCCGACCGCGTTCCCGACGGCGGTCGCCGCGTCTCCGAGCGGATCGCTCTGCGCCCCGAAGATCCGAGACAGGTCGCGCCCGAACCCCTCCGCCTGCGCCAGCACGCCGTCGAAGATCCCGGGCGCCTCGACGGGCTCTGTCAGCGCCGCGAACGCTCCGCGCACGTCGCGCGCGAAGATCCGATCCAAGAAGCTCCCGACCCGAGAGAACTCCGCCACGACGCGCGCCGCGAAGTTTCGAACGATCGTGAACGCCACGGAAAACACGAAGCCGATCGTCGTCCCGAGGAACTGGAACACGCGGACGACGCCGTTCCCCGTCTCGCGGAGGACGTTGCCGAGCGACACCGACTCGCCCGACAAGGCGAGGATGCCGGCCGTCAAGCCGACGACGGCCGCCAGCGCCAAGCCGATCGGGTTCGTGAGCAGCGCGGTGATGCCGACGGCGCGGATAGCCGCGGTTAGGCGAAGAATGCCGTTGACGAGCGGGCCCCCGATGACGAGAGCGGCTTGCGCCGCGAGCCCGACGAGCAAGCCGAAAGGCTGCAGAGCAAACCCGAGGACGCGCACGAATGACCCGAGCGCCAGAACCGCGGGTCCGATGACCCCGACGAAGAAGCCGATCTGGACGACCGTCTCGCGGAGCCCCTCGTTGCGTTCGAGTTCCCGACCGAATCGCCGGAACGCCCCGGAGGCGTTGCGCAGCAGCCCGATCAGCCGCTCCAGTTCGGGCCGGAAGGCGTCGCCGATGATTCGCAGCGTGTTCTGGAACTGACCGCCGACCGTCTTGAGTCTGCTGAGCAAAATGGAGGCGAATCGACCAAACTCCGTGTCTAGAGCCGTTGCATTCTCAAGCTCAGCGTTCGCCAGCGCGAGGTTCTTCTCAAGATCACCGACTCGATCAGCCAGAGCAGGCAGAACCGACGCTACACCCTCTGAACTAAGACCCAGCGCTTCAAGTATCTGCTCTGCTTTCGAGGCGCGCGACGTCGACTGCTGAAGCTCATCACGGAACCCCCTCAACACCTCTATCGACGCTTGGAACGGACCGCGCAAACGTACCAGTTCCTGGAACGCGGCGGGAGTACGATCCGCCAATCTTGAAAGGACCTGCAGCTCGGCGCCGCCTTGCTGAGCACCAACTTCGATCGTCGTGAAAAACTGGCGCAGCGCGGTTCGTGTCCGGCGAGGCGGCAAGCCGATCTCGGCAAGCGATGCCGCTAGCACAGTGATTTCCGTCGACGATCGGCCGATAGGACCTAAGGCGACCCCAAGCTCGCGCGCAACGGATGCGATCTGCGATTCCGTCGCCTTGACGTTGTTACCGAGAGCAACGAACTGCGAGGCTAGGCGTTTGACCTCGCTAGTCGGTTCCTCGGTGAGAGCAAGTAGACGAGCCAACGCAAAAGTAGCCGCCTCCGAAGCAAGATCCGTCGACTCCGCGGTCTTCGCAACGGTTACAGCGAACCGCGCCAGATTGTCGCCGCCTTCAATTCCGAGCTGGCCGGCAAGCTGCGCCAGTCTCAGCAACTCGTCCGCCGACACGGGAAGCGTGTCCGACAGTTCTGAAATCCGCTCCGAAAAAGCCCGGATTTCTTTGTCGGTTAGATTCGTGGTCTTCTGGACGCCGACGAACGCTTGCTCGAAGCGGATCGACTCTCTGGCCGCGGCCCCGAAGGCCGCGACCGCCGCGGCGCTGAAGACCGCCAGCGTCCGCCCCGCTTCCTGGATCGACGTCCCGACGGTGCGGAGGCGGGCCCCGAGCCGGGCAGCCGACGCGCCGGCTGCTTGGAGCCTGCGCGCGAACCCCTGAAGAGACCGACCGCCGCGACTAGCCGCTCTCCCGACGCCGCGCAGACCCTGCTGGACGCCGCGAAGCGCCCGCTGCGCGTCGCTGCGGAATCTGAGGAAGAACGTCAGGTCTCGGCGGTTCACGCGATCTGCCCCGATCCGCGACCCCGGGGTCGCGGTCTAGCGGCGCCCTTTGAACGGTCGGGGGCGGGGGCGAGTCGGGCGAGCGCCCTGAGCGGCCCGCTTCTGCCGGCGCGCCTTCTCGTCGGCCTCCTTGCGTTCGTGCGCGTCGGCCGAAGCGTTCGCCCGGTCGATGACCTCGACCAGGTCGATCAGTTTAGCAGGCTGGTCGGCCCACGTCCCCGGACTCGGGAAGTACCCCTTCTGGAGCCACTGGTACGCCCGGAATACCTCGTTGAACCACTCCGGCGCGTCGAGGTAAGGCCTGCGCGGACACCTCCGCAGCTCCCGCCCGTCGAAGTGCATCGGGATCGCGAGGTCGTCTTCGCACCCCCAGCGCCTGCGCTTCTGCTCGCCGGCCCGCCGCGCGGCGGGAGTGCTCCGGTCTAGGCAGGAGGCGCAGTCTCGTTCTGGGAGGAGGCGGGCTGCGAGGACGACCCTTCGGAGTTTCCCCGCTCGTTCTCCGAGACGCTGTTGACGCGGTCGATCTCCTCGGCCAGCTCCAGGATCAGCTCCAGCTCCATCCTCTCGATGCAGCTCTCGTGGACGACGGCGCACTTCGCCCCGTCCTCGATCGCGGTCTGCGTCTTGAACGGGATGTCGTTGCCCTGCTCGTCCTTGTAGTTGGCCCAGCCCTTGAGCCCGTGGCGGACGGTCTCGATCGCGATCTCGCTGGTCGGGATCTGGAAGGCGACGTCCAGCTTCCCGGGCCCCCCGACCGAATCGCCGTCGCCGTCCTTGCTAGACTCGGCGAACCCGGCGAACGCCATCGCGTCCGCGTTGAAGCGCGACATCCGATCGCGCAGCTTGGCCTTCACCCGGGTCGGGATCGAGCCGATCTTGAAGACGGTGGCCTGGGGCGTCCCGCGCGCCGGGTCCAGCTTCGACTGGTACTCCCGCACCGCGCCGGGGGTAACTCCGACGAGAGCCATGAGGGTTCCTCCTGAGTTGAACGAAACGTCGGGGCTCACGAACGATCACCGACGGTTTGAGCGGCCTCTCCTCCTGGCGGCGCCGCCCGAGCGAGCCTAGCCCAGCGCCGAACTAAGCCGCAACGATCCTGATCTCGTCGTTCCCGGCGCTGGACGCCTCGGCCAGTCGGAGAGTCACGTCGTAGGCTCGGATCTCGTTCCGGTTGGCCTGCGAGATCCCCGTGTACTGCGCGTGCAGCGCCTGGAAGTCGACGACGTTGCCCTGCTCGGAGCCGACCCGCAGCCCCCAAACGATCCGGTCCGCCGAGGAGAGCAGCCCCCAGAAGGGGTGCTCCCCCTCGGGCGTGGCCTCGGGGTTGAAACTCGCGGTCGGGTTGCGGCTCACGATGATCGCCCCGGCCAGACTGTTCGGGTCGTTCGTGCACTCCCTCGCCACGACCTGGTTCGCGATGTCGATCTCGAAGGACTGGATGCACAGGTTGAACTCGTCCTGCGCCGCCGGGTCGAAGTCGTCGCCGCCGAGCGCCCGCACGTTTTGCAGCTCGACCTGCGCGGGGAGCGTCTGCTCGAATATCGCGTCCGTCGGCTGCGTCGCGTCGGTCGGGTCGAAGAAGTCCCCGGTGAACGTGAACTCGAAGAACGCGAAGGCGTCCGCCTCCCCGCTCGCCGTCCAGGTACCGCGCGCGCCGGTCACGAGGAACCGCAGCTCCTCGTAGAAGAGCACCAGCGTCAGGCTCTCGAAGGCGTCGGAGATGGGCGTGTAGAAGAAGCCGGCCGGCGCCAGGTGGACGACGAACGTGTCGCCCACCTGGAAGTTCGCCGTCACGGTAGGCGTGATCTGCGCCGGGGTCCCGGCGACCGTGAGGTCGAAGGGCGTCGCGTCCGTCATGGTCGCGGCGTCGATGTCGACGGCCGCCTGGAGGGGGTTCGCCGGCGCGCCGACGGCGGGCGAATCCACGTCGAACTCCGCGACTCCGGAACCGCCGGGCGTGACGCAGGTCAGCACGACCACCCGCGGCAGCGTCTCGGTGTACGCCGTGGTCTTCGCGAAGGTGAACGAGCCGGTCGGGTTGTTGATCGGGATCGGCGCGTCGTCGAGGATCGTCGCGGGCCCCTCGTACTGCGTCTCGGCCATGCCGCAGCCGCGGAGCAGAGTCCCGAACGCCGGGCGCACGTCCTGCCCGGCCCCCTGCCCGGCGGACCCGGACCCCCGGACCTCGTGCTGGAACGAGATGGACGCGATCTTGCGGCCCGTGCGCCCCGGCTCCGCTCCGATCGCGCTCTTCACGTTGTTCCGGTCGAGGATCGTGATGTCGGGGGAGAAGTCCGGCTCCACCACGAGCAGCGCGTCCGAAGAAACCTTCTGCAGGGTGAAGGTCCCCACGGCCGCGGTGAGGTCGATCGGGACCGGAGTGTCCGCGATCGCGTCGGCCCTGCTCGCGGCGATCTGGAACGTATTCGCGTCGACCCGGATGATCCAGTAGTCGGTGTTCTCCGCGAGCCCCGTCGGAAGCGCTCCGGACTGGACCGCGAGCTGGACCGGGCCCTCGCCGGTCGTATACCCGTGCGCGGCGAAGGTGATCTCCTCGGCCCCGTCGTCCACGTCCGCCGTCGAGTCGATCGGACCGATGTTCTTGAGCGTCTGGTTCGGCTGCGCGTCCGTCCGGAACGTCGACTCCAGCTTCGCGAGAAGCAGAGCACGCTGGAAGAGAATGCTCACGGTTCAACCCCCTCGAACCGCGGCGAAGTCGCGGCCTTACGCCGGCCGCCGACCTTCGCCGTCGTCGTAGAACTGCCCGCCGACGCCCGCGCGCGACGGCACGTCTCGCGGCGCGTCGACTCGCGCCTTCCCGTCCTCGCGACCCCGGGGTCGCGGATCGATCTCCTCCGCCTCGCGGTCATCGACCGAGCGATCCTCCGCCGCGCCTTCCTCAGCGGCGAAGTCCTCCGCGGCTGCTTCGGCCTCCCCGGGCACGAATCCCTCGGACATGGCGCTCTCCTCGTCGACGCCCGCAGAATAGCCTCCCCCGCCCGGCTACGCCACGACGGCCCTCGGGTCGTCGGTGGAATGCTTCATCCGGATCCTCGCCGCGACGCTTCCTTCGATCTTGCGGTCCAAGAAACCGTCCGGGTCCACGGCGGCGCCGATCCAGTCGACGTCGATGACGCCCGGCCACTGGACCCCCCCGAGGGACTCCGCCGGCGGGCCCGGGTTCTTCAACTTCGGGTCGAATCGCAGCCGGCGCTTCACGTTCTCCAGCACCTGGTTCGCCAGAGACGACGGGTCCTCGTCGGTCTCCGCGAGCGTGCGGAACTCCAAGGTCACGAAGAACGTGATCTGCTTGACCGGGCCCTGCCGCTCCGCCTGCTCGTCGCCTTCGACGATCCCGAGCGCGAAGCGCGCGTTCTCGGCGTCCTGGTCCGCAGCCCCCAGGATCGGGTGGCGCCGGACGACGCCCCACGAGAAGTCGAACCCGGCGGCGTCGCCGACTGCCCCCTCCTCTTGCTCGTCGAACAGACGCTCCAGCGCCTGGAGGGCCAGCTCTCGCGCGGACAGCGGTAGCTGCGTCGGATTCGGCACCTCAGACCCCCGTCGTCGCGGCGTTGAATGCTCGCAGGGCCTCGTCGAACAGCCGGTCCACGAGCCCCGGAGACGCCGCGTTGATCGTAGTCTCCAGCCCCAAGCGCGGGGTAATCACTATCTTCCGTTTCAGGACGAACAAGGGGCGAATCCCCCCGCCGGCTGCGCGCTGCACGATCAGCAGGTTCCCTCGACGCGAATGAATGACGAACGTGTTCGGCCAGTCGCGCGCTCGCGCCCGCAGCGGCACTCCCCTGGAGTCCAGCGCCGCCGGGAGAGGCACGGTCAAGAACCTCGCGCGGCGAGCCCTGACCGTCGCGCCGGTTTCGTGTACCGATAACGGGAACGGCGGCGTGATCGAGGCCTCCACGCTGTCTCCGTCCCGGCGAACGCGCACGCTCCGGGCGAGCCGGTCTATAGAGTCGCCCGTTCGACGGAATAGCCGCCCCGTCCTGTCGCCCTCGGGCCCGCGGGACCCCGGCCTCCACGGCCGCGAATGGCGCTGGCGCATAGCGCGAGAGACGTCGCCGAGCGTCTGTTTGAACGCTTTCTCCGCCGCCGCCGGGATGTCGACGGCCGCCGCTCGGTCGAGCCTCGCCGCGAGCGCTTCGAGCCCGGCCTCTGCGCGCCGGAAGCGCCGCCCCGCGAACTCCAGCTCGAACGACGCGGAAGTCGCCACGTCGTCTCCTCATGTGCTGCTCGGCGTCGCCGAAGCGTCGATGGGCGCCCACGCCATCGGGAAGTACCGCGCCCTGTCGAGCGCAATTCCGGCCCGCCGGCGCCGAAGATCGCGGATCTGGTCTTCCGGGACCTGCTCGCGCCGGAGGCTCGGGTTCTGCTGGAGCGACAGAAGCGCGTCCAGGATCACCAGCTCTCGGAGCCAGTTCGGCGCGCCCTGGAACAGAGCGGGCTCGCCCTCATCGTCGAGGAGGCCGGCCTTGTAGGTCACGAGCACGTAGCAGGCGGCCAGCCCGAAGTCGTTGACTCGGAGGCACCCCCTCTCGGCCTCTACAGAGACGTGGTCGACGCCGTCGACGGAGCGCAGGTCGACGAACCCGTCCGTCTGCGCCGTGAGCCCGTCCTCGGTCAACGACGCGACCGCCGTCAACGCCTGCGCGCCTTCGTCGACGAACCCCCTCGACAGCAAGAGCTTCGTCTGCTTCGCCGGGGCCACGGCGACGCCGACCCTCCGAGACTGCAGCACGGAGCGGCGGTCGGTGGTCCGAAACTCCTGGGAACGCTCGACGAAGAAGACGTCGGAGACGTCCGCGCGGGAGACGTCGACGTACCGAAGCTCCGCGGGCACGACCTGCGTCGCGCTCTCGACTGCCCCCTCGATCGCGTCTCGGACGGTCTTGGTGTCCGGCAGGGACGCCCGCTTACGGACGGACTCGACGTCGACCAGAAGCGGACTCGGCACCTAGACCTCCTCGGCGGCTTCCTCGCCCCCGTCTCCGACGTCGGTCGGCAGGTTCCGCAGATGCGGGCGCCGCGAGATGCGGCGACGCCGCGGCCCGGCGAGCGGCTTCCCGTCGGGCCCGAGCGCCACGTCGTCGAAGAACCCGGTGCCGACGAGGTGGTCCCGCAGATCGCGGGACACCTTGTAGACGCGACCGCGGAAGTAGAGCTTGCCGCGGTAGTGGTAGCGCGGGTTCGAGCGGAGACGGACCGCGTACTTGCCGTCCTTCGGAGACGCCCCTCGCTCGTTCGTGCTTCCAGATGCCATCTTCCCCCTCCTGGACCGCCCTCGTCCTGCGGGCGGTGATCGGAGGCCCCGGGAGGATGCGCGACTCCCGGGGCCCCCTCGTTCTTACTCGGCCGCGGGATCGCCGCCGGCCGGCACCTCAGCGCCTCGCTAGACGCCCAGGTTCGTGTAGATCACCGACGCCTCGGCCTCCTCGACCTGGAGGGCGATCCGGGCGCTGAGGACGATGATCAGGATCCGCTTCGTGATGTCCTTGTCCCATTCCAGCGTCATCTGCCGCTGGATGCCCCAGATGAGGTTCAGCGGGTTCGTGAAGAGCCCGCGGTCGTCCGGCATCTGGGACACGGGGACCACCGGGACGCCGAAGGCGTTGCGCGGCTGGTCGCCGGTCGTGGCGGTGTCGCCGAGCGCCGTGGCCTTGTCGGCCAGGCTGTCGCGCCACTCGATCTCCTGGTCGACGGACACGTACTGGCGGAGCTGCGCCCTGTTCCGCAGGAACTGGTCCGGCATGGTCTTCATGCCGTCCTTGAAGGTCGCCTTCGAGACGTTCGCCCCGGCCTGGTCGGCCACGTTGCCGCTCGTCTCCGCGATCTTCAGGAACCCGTCCTGCAGGTCGAGGTACGGGTCCGCGGCGCCGACGGCCGTGTCGCCGAGGATCGCCAGCTCCTCCAGGTCGAGAGCGGCCCGCTCGGCCATGAGCTGGAGGATCGTGTCGATCAGGCCCCCTCCGGCCGCCGTCCCGCCGACGTCCCGAAGCTCGCCGACGTTGCCGCGCTCGACGTTGTCCTCGATCACGTCGTAGGGGATGTTGACCTGAGCGATCACCTCGACGGTGTTCAGCTCCACCTGCTCGGTGAGCGGCTTCGCCCTGGCCTGCCCTTCGCCGGCGTCGGTCGGGTCGAACGCGGTCTGCGCGTCGACGGCCGTATTCGCCAGCGCGGTGCCGGAGTCGGCGTCGCGCAGGATCCGCTTGTTGAACTGGATCTTGTTGATCTTGCGAGTCGGCGCGGACATCTCCACGGTCCGCACGTCCCGCAGGAGCGTCGGCTCCTTGATCAGCTTCCGGACGAAGCGGTTGGCCTGCTCCGCGAGCAGCACGCCGCCGTCGCTGACCAGGTCGGACACCGCGATGTCCGCCTTCTCGATGATGCTTCGGTTCGACTTCGGCACGTCACACCCCCCCAGGTGATGGCCTCGACCCCTAGACTAGCCCCGCCCCCGCGAGCCCGCCAGAGGCCCTTCTACGCGATGCGGTTCTCCGCGAACCGCCGAGTAGCGGTGTCCAGAAGCGGCGGCTCGCCGGCGCTCTTGCGCCGTCGCAGCCGGTTCCCCCGGGCCGTCCGCTCGTTCTCCTCCTCGTCGCTCGGCTCCGGATCGGCCTCGGGCTCGCCCGTGACCCGCCCCTTCATCGCCTTCTCGACGGTCTTGCTCCTGTCGACGGCGTCCTTCGCCTGCTTCTCGACCGCGCCCAGCCGCTCCCCGAGCCCGTCGACGGACTCCTGCAGCTTCGCGGCCCACGCGGGCGGCTCGTTGGTCGCCTCGGACTTCTGCGCCTGCTCGAACTTCTCAGAGCAGTCCCCGAACGAGGCGCCGGCCTCTCGGCAGCGACCGATGAAGTCCGTCCTGGACTCCCCGGACCTGGGTTCGGGCGCCTCCTGCTTCTGCGCCTCGCTCCCCTTCGCGTCGCCCTCCGACTCCGCCTCGCCGGCCGCGACCCCGGGGTCGCGCTCCTTGGCGAAGGACTTGCCGCGGACGACGGCCTCCAGCTTGAAGGCGTCGGCCGGCAGGCCCCTCGTCATCGAGAGCACCGTGTCGCCGAACTCGTCGACGGCCTTCTCGATGATCTCGGCCGCGTCCTCCGGCGACTCCGACTCCCGGAGAGCCAGCACGATGGTCTCGCCGAGGGCGTCCTGGGCCGACATGAAGGACGGGAAGAACGACTTGGCGCGCAGGTTCTCGGTGAACGAGGTCGTCCCGCCTTCCGGGACGAACTGCTTGATCCGCTCCTCGGCCCGGAAGATGACAGCGATCTCGTCGTTCAGCTTGTAGGTCTGACCGTCCTCGGCCAGATCCGCCCCCTCGGCGGCGCCCTGGACGAAGAGGGTCGCGCCCTCCACCTCTCGGGCGTCGTCGACGCTGAGGCCGGCCTCCTGGATCGCGGCCTTCGCGGCCTCCAGGTCGACCTCGTTCGCCACGGCGACGGCCAGCGTCTCGCTGCGGAGGACATCGGCCACGCTCGCGGCGGTCCGCTGCCGCGTGCCCTTGCCCTCGGACACCGGGTCCTGCTCGATGCTCTCGTCCGCGGGGCGCGTGCCGCTCGGGGCCGTCGCCGCGCTAGCGGGCGGCGCCTGCTTCCGGCGCTCCTCCCGCACGAAGACCTTGCCCATGTCGATCATGTCCAGTCCCCCCTCCGACTTCAGAACGTCGGGCGCGTCCCTACGGGTAGCATCCGGGCGAGCCGCTAGCCAGGCCCGAAGCACGCGGCGCTTCACCGCCGCCCGAGAGACCCCCTCCGGGATCTCGACCTGCCTCCCCCGGAACCCTTCCGGCTCCAGAGCCTGCGCCGCGGCGGCGGTCCGCCGCACGGACGGCTCGTCCGGCACGTCTTCCGGGCGATCGAAGAGCGGCAGCTTCCAGGTCGACACCTTCTCCGGGTCCGGCACGACGGCGAACGCCTCGGCCGGGAAGCCCGGGACGCCGTCGACGGTCTTCGTCGGCTCGTCCTGCCGGAACACCTCGGCAAAGTCGCGCGGCACGCCGGGGCCGAGCGGCTCCAGCGGGCGCCCCTCGGCGGCGAACTTCCGAAAAGGCGCGCGGTTTGCCCCCGTGGGGACAAGCGAGAGGAAACGGCAGTCGCCGTCCTCCAGCATGTTCACCTTGAGCTTGCGTCGAGCCATTCGACCCCCCGAATACGCAGAATACGCGACGAGCTGCTAGCCCGCCACCTCCTCGCCCTCCGTCGACTCGATCGGGGGGTCCAGATCCGCGTCCGAGACCCGCGGCGCCAGGTCGGGGAAGAGCCGGTCGAGGAACGAGTAGCGGTGGCGGTGGGTCCCGTCGCGCGGCGCGACCTGACCCTCGGCGATGCTCGTGCTGGTCACGCTGCCGCGGAGAATCGAGTGCCAGTGCCCCAGCTCGACGCTCGTCCGGCCGCCGGCGATCTGCCCGTCCTCGTCGATCCGCACGGTGAAGCGGTGCGCGTGCAGCCCGCCCCCGCCGTCGTCCAGCGCCTCCTCGGTCTCGCCCTCGATGTCGACCGGCAGGTCCAGCTCGACGATCTTCTCCGTGACCATCACCCGCGCCTGCATCGAGAACCCGTTGAAGTCGCCGGCCTTGATGGCTTCCCAGAGACCGCGGTCCCCGACGTGGACGCCGGCGACCCAGGCTCCGGCGATGAAATCGGGGTCCCCAGGCCTGGCGACGAACGACTCGACCACGGCGCACCCCTTGCGGACCTGGTTGTCGTGGTTGACGTCGATCTGCCGAGTCCTGCCGTCCGCCAGGAACTTGTGAGCGATCTTGCGCACCTCCTGGGCCGACATCATGTCGCCCTGCGAGTCGGGGAAATCCGGGACGTAGACCTCCCCCCAGACGATCTGCAGCTCCTCGTCGGCCTTCTTGATCCAGTCCGACTTCTCGATCCAGCGCGGGTGGAGTCGATCGTCGCTCGGCTCGTCCTTCTTCTCCCCGCGGAACTGCGCGATGTCCTGGAAGAGCGTCTGACCCTCGAAGCGGCCGACGGCCTTGCCGACGAATACCTTCGCGTTCGGGTCTCGGTCCGCGGCGTTCGCCGCCGTCTCCAGCGCCTCGGACCTGCTGACGTCGCCCAGGCTCCGCGCGGTGTTCGAGCCGCCCTTCTCCGAGATCAGCGCGAAGATGACCTCTCGGTCACCCAGAGGCTTGGCCCCCTCGGGGCGATCGTTCCCGAGGTCCTTCGCGACCCCGTCCTCGATGACGAAGAAGTTGTCGGCGTCTCGCCTCTCTGCGGCGGACTTTTCCGGCGCGTCTCGACCCGCGCGGCGCGCCTTATCGAAGCAGATGGCCGCGGCCTGATCCTGCGGCCGACCGGCTTCGACCTCAGCCTCGATGCAGCGCGAGACGAAGTCGTCGGTGCTCTCGCCGCTCCGGGGGGTCAGGTCCTGCTTCGCGGCGGGCCAGAGCAGCTCGATCTGCTCGTCGGTCAGCCCGAGGACCGCGTCCTCGACGTCCGCGAGCGCCAGATCCGCCTTGGCGCGCATGGCCGCCGCGACGGCTTCCGCCCGCCGCTTCGCGTTCGGCCCAGTGATGCACCGGCCGCCTGGCATCGCCCGGTAGCCGGCCTCGCCGTCTTTCCGGCATCGCTCTACCGCCACGCCCCCTCCTTGCTCGGGTTGCAGGACCCCGCCGTCCTCGCGCAGGTCCTCCCCGGACAGCGGTCCGTCTTGCTTCTCCGCCACGTTGATGGAGGATAGACCGGGCCCCTCGGGGCGGCCACCTCGGATCCGCGACCCCGGGGTCGCGCCCGCCTCACTCCTCGCCGACTAGGACCTCGTCGACGACGCCGTACTGGCGCATCTGACGAGCGGAGAGCCACAGCTCGCGGACCTCGCCCCGGTGAAGAGACAACCACCAGTCGGCCTTCCGCTTCGTCCGCTTGCCCATCAAGTCCGCCCAGCGCCGGACCTGCCGGCGCTCGATCGCCAGACGCTGCTCCGCCGTCCAGTGGTCGGCGTCCCCGATCGACGAGGTAGGGGCGTGGGTCATGGCCCACGAGTTCTCCGCCGCCGCGCGGTGGTCGCCCGCCACGAGGACGAGGATACCGGCGGAGCAGACCTCGCCGAAGGCGACCACCCGGACGCGGTTGCGGCACAACCTGATCGCGTCGTAGATGGCGAACGAATCCGACACGTCCCCGCCAGGCGTGCAGATCCATAGGTCGATCTCTCCGCTCGTCTTGTCGAGGTACTGGAGACCGCGGACGACGCAGTCGGCGCGCCTTCTGCCGTTCTCGTCCGACCTCTCCTCGCCCGCTACGTCGAGCGGCCCGTGCAAATAGACGCGCCGCGCCCGGACGTCGAGACCGTAGGCGAAGAGGACGTCGAGGAGGTCGGCGGAGTAGTGCGCCACGCGGTCAAGTTCTCCTGAACCTAGCGTCGATGAAGCTCACGAGCTGGCGCTTGCCGGTCGGACTGATCAAGCAATGGGTATGCAGGGTCCCCGTCGGACTCCCCGCCGTGTAGTCGGGTCTGAGAGGCCCCATCGTCCCGACCTGGTATGCTCCGTGGTCGATCCCCGGAACGTGCCGGTGGCCGATGACGACGCGGACGCCGATCTTCGACATCGAGCGGATCGATCCCCGCGCCCCGCCCGGGCCGACGTGCCCGTGGAAGCTCACTTCGATGCCCTCGATCTGGAGGCTCTCGTCGTACTCCAAGAAGCGAAGGTTCTCGGGAGCGCGAGCGCTCGCCCAGAGCCCGAACGGGTCGGGGTACTCGACGCCGCGGCCCGTGACCTGCGCGCGCTTCAAGACGGCGTGCATCAGCTCGTGGTAGAGGAGCGCGTTCCAAGGCTCGTCTTTCGGGTCCGCGTTCAGGAGCCACCGGCGAAGGAAGTCGTGGTGGTTCGACGGCACGACGACGCTCTCAGTTCCGCTCGGCGTGCAATCCACGAGGAGCGCCAGCGTGTCGCGCAGCTCCTGCTCGACGACGTTCATGCTCGCGTGGTGTTTCGCGAACCTCGCGACATGGTCGCGCCGGTGATGCGGCGAACACGAGAACCCGTCGAAGACGTCGTGCCAGACCAGTCGCTTCGGCCGCGTGAGGCCGACGAGGCTCTCGGGTCCTTCGAACGTCGCGGCCCGGACGCCCGGGTCCATGAACCAGGCGTGCGCGTCCCCGAGAACGAGGCCCTCTGCTCGGTGGCCGGTCGTCACGCCGCGGCGGGTGATCTTGCGGTCCAGGTCGTAGAACACGCCCCTCTCGGTGCCGACGCAGCTCCGGAGGTGGAAGCGCGGCCCGTCCTTCTCGACCACCAGGAAGCCGGGCGAATGGTGGAAGTCGCCCTTCACCCCCTCTTTCGAGATGCTGTAGTTCTTGCGGCTCACCGACCCGGTGGTGTGGAGCATCTTCGGGAGCCGGTGCTGCGGCGTCGCGACGGTCTGCATCGCGATCTGGGGGTGTCCGAAGATCGCCGAGGCGCCGCGACTAAGCGGCTCCAGCCCAGAGAGCGGGTGGAACGCCGTCGGGCGGATGCGGACGTGCCCCATGATCCAAAGGTGCTCGTGGATCGGGACGAGGTTATCGACCAGGTAGGGCTGCACCTCCGCCGGCCACCACACCTCGTCGTCCTCGGCCTTCGACTCGGCGGGGGACGTCGGGTTGCGGTACCGCGACGGGACGACCACCAGCTCGGCGTCGAGCCACTCCCGGTACTCCAGGAGAGCCCCCCAAGCAGCGCGATCCAGCGGCGTGTTGTTCTGCGCCGACGTGACGAGGTACACGTCGCGGGACGCCAAGCGCTCGACTTCCTGCTCGTCTCTCAGAAACTCGGGCTCGGCGTAGTACGAAGTCGCGTCGTCCGTGAAGGTCTTGCCGCAAGCGCCGCACATGTACCGCGTCCGCGGTCCTCTGCGCTGGTGCGCGTTCGTGGAAGCGCTGCGGCATCGAGGGCAGCAGGGATTCATTGATCCTCCGTCGGCGGGCTCTCAGTGTAGCGAAGGGCTCGCGATCTAGTTCACCCGGCTCGGGGACCGGACGCCTCGTCCTTCCCGTCGAAGCGGATTCGCCTTCCCGTCGACGAGCCCGACGGACTGGAGAGCACGGTCGACGTGCTCGTCGCGCAACCTGAGCGCGCGCTCGACGTCCTCGGGGTCGTCGCTCTTCGGGCGCCCGACGGTGAGCGGCAGCATGTTCCTCCGCTTGCCGAAGAGCTGCATCCGCTGCCAGACGCCGGCGATGATCGCGTCCACGGCTCTGCGCTCGTTCTCGCGCGCGGTGCGGAACCCGTCCGGAGGAGGATCGAAGACGCCGAGCGGGCAATAGATCACGAGGTCCGCGTGCTGCACGGTCCGGTCGATCAGGTCCTCGTACCGCTCCAGCTCGTCGAGAGTCAGAAGGTCCGGGTCGCGCAGCTTGTAGAGCGCGTAGGCATACCTATCGATCATCGACCGATCAGCGACGTAGCTATTGGTCTCCATGAGAAGACGAGACCACTCGTCGGTCAGACGCTGCTCGAACTTCCACTGCCGGAACGGCGCCCACCGCCGTTGATCGTCCTCGCGTTCAGCGCCCATCTCTCGCTGCACGCGCCTGGCGATAGAAGGAAGGACCGGCAGGTCGTACCGCTCCGCGATCCGCCGCATCATCGTCGTCTTGCCGGTCCCGCCGGCCCCGCAGAGCGTAATCCTGGCTTTCACGACGCCTCCTAGAAGTAGCCGAGCAACTGAGCTGCTCGGTAGCCGCGCTCCGCGACCTCGCGCGATCGACGGGCTCGGTAGCCCCACCCGGCGCCGGGGTCTTCTTGAGCCTCGGTCGCTATGACGGACGCCGTGAGCACGGCCTGCGACGCGGGGTCGACGATTTTCCCGTCCTCCGCGGCCTTCATCGTCAACAGGCTCGCCGCGAGCACGGCCTCGACCTCGTCCTCCGGGTTCATGGCGTCGAGCACGGCCTTCGCGTCGCGCGGGACGCGAACGGCGAGATCCCGGCGCATCTCCTGGGTCGGGACGCGCGTCCTGACGACGGCCTCGACGGACCGCTGGAGGCCGATCACTACGTCCTCGCGGACGTCTTTGCGCTCCTTCTTGACGAGCTGGACGAGACCCTGCCAGAGCATCCCGGCCGGGAGGAGCAGGTCGCGGATCTGCTTCTGCGTCAGCCGCCGGTACAGCTCGTCTTGGGGGTCGGATCGCCTGGTCACGGGAGAAGCACCCCTCCTTCCGATACCTCGATCTCGAAGTCGAGTAGTTCTCGCGCCGCCGCGTGCTTGCCCTGCATCTTCGCCTCGGTCGCCGCCGCGTGGATCAGCTCCGCGACCACGTTCTTGAGTCGCTCGCTCGCGACGAATCTCGCGTGCCGCGTCCCTCGTCCGCGCGGATCGCAGCGACACGGCGTACTGGTCGACGTCTCCGCGCCCCCGGGCTCCAAGACGCGCCCGCACACGCACCGAATCACGATCCTTCCCTCGACCAGAGCCCGCCGCCGGGCCCGACGCTTAGCTTCGACCGTCCGCGTCGAGGTCGAGCATCGTCGCGACCCCGGGGCCTCTCCGGTCGGGCTCGCTTCTTCCGTCGCCTCCGGCGCTTCTCGCTCGCGTCTCCGCCGTCGCGGTACTTCGCCACGACAGGAGCCTAGCGCGGCCGGCGGACCGCGGCCTCGGCTGAATCCGTCGCCGGACGCGCGTCGCGGAGGTACTGCTCGTCTCGATAAACCGCGACGTCGCGGTACAGCCGCGCGCCTCGCGAAGATGGGTCGCGTTGCTCCGGCTTCCGGACCTCGACGCGACCGTCTCTGGTACGCTCGGTCAGCTCCTGGACGATCTCGACGAGCATGTCGCTCTGCGGCTCCGGAACGCGCGCCTCGATCACGTCGACGGCGAGGTTGCGGATCTCGTCCGCGCTGAGCAGCGACAGCGCGAGCATCCTACTCGTCTCCGGCATCGTCGATGTCCTCCAGGGGCACGGCGTAGTCGAGGGCGTCGCCCGCCGCGTCGTCTCCGGGGTACTCGCACGGCCCTCCTAGAAAGTACGGGCAGTCTTCGTGCGCTTCGTGCCACGCGAGCCAGCCGAGCGACGGCTCGATTCCGTCGGCCGCGAGCGGAGGAGGAACGGGCGGGTCGTCCTCCGCGACCCCGGGGTCGCGGCGCAGCTTGATCGTGACGGCCCCTCCTTCGCACTCCCTCCACAGGAGCCAGTCCATCGCCTCCTCGATCGTCGCCATCAGGCGCAGGCGATCGCCGTCCCCGGCGGTGGTCGAGAACGGCTCCCCGTCGGCGTCGACGCGAGGATTCGGCGAGACCTCGAACACCCAGCCCATTAGGACTCCGGATCTCCGAAGAGGTAGCGCCGGAACGCCTCCAGCGCCGCGGCGGCGGACGCTTCCTGCCCTCGCAGTTCATCGCCGAGGCTCTCGTTGTCCGCGCGAGCCCGGCGCGTCTGGATCCAGTAGTCGAGCGTTCGCTTGGCGTCGTCCAGCCCGATCGAGGCGGTCTCGTCGCCGCGGAGCGCGTCGACGCCGAGCAGAACGTCCTCCATCTGAACCTCCAGCGCGGCGATCCGCCCGAGGGCCTGGAAGAGCACGACGGCCGCCTGCTCCTGAGGGGGATGCTCGGCGACGTCGGCCTGGATCTTCGCGAGGTGGTCGCGCAGCCGCTTCAGTCGCTGGCCCGCGAGCCCCGAGGACTTAGCCAAGTCGTTCAAGTTCGGCATGATTCATACCTCCGGATCATTGGAATCGCCGCTCGGCGGCGCGCGGCATTGACCGGGCGGGACGACGAATCCGCGCGGGACACACTCCATCTCGAACACGCCGGCGGTAAAGCGCGGGGGGTCGAGCTTCTGGGCCACGACGCACCGCAGCCCGTGGACGTCGAACCCGAAGACGCACCACCCGGGCGGGCTCCCGTCGACGCAGATCGACGGCGGCGCGTCCTCGCCGGAGAACGGCAACCCGGGCGCCTCCTCGCTCCGCGTCGCCGCGATCGCGAGCACCGCGACGAACATGAATACTACCAGAGCCCTCATCGCGTTCGCCTCCTCCCCGGGCGCGTCGACCCCCCGGGCCGCGGACGCTCCGGAGCGCCTTCCCTGACCTCGTCCTCGTGAGTGCCGACCGGGGAGCCCGAGGTGACGGGGATCCGCCACCGCGACCACGTCTCCCGGGCCCGGTGCAGTTTAGCGATCACCGCGCCGAACGCCTGGGCCACGTCGCTCGACCCCCCGGGAGGATGGTCGATCTTCCGGTGGACCGCGTCCAACTCCAAGCGCAGCAGCTCTCTGCGGCACTTCTCGTGGTCCGGGGCCTCGACGCGCTCGTCGTAGAGCGCGCCGCGCGCCAGCATCCAGTGGTCGATCCCCCCGGGTTTCTTCCCCTGCGGGGCTCGGTCCATCGACAGGACGCCGGCGCGAAATCCGCGGCGCCGAAGCTGCTGGATCGAGTCCCGGCTCTGCCACGAGTCGAACGTGACCCACCCGATCCGGACGCCCTTGTCAGCGAGCCGGTAGATCACCGAGCGGATCCGCTCGAAGTCGATCTCCCCGCCGCGCGGGACGCGCACCTCCAAGAGCGCGTCGAACCGCGCGCGCGGCAGCACCTCGAACTCGCCTGGCCCCCGCTCGATTCTCGCGAACCCGGGGCAGTACCCGATCGCCACCCCAGCCGAGTCGCTCACGGCCCCGAGATCAACGTGGATCGCGCGAGGTTCGTCCGGGTCTTCGATCCGGCCCGGGTAGAGCTTGAGCGCTTCGGCCTCGAAGTCCACGGACTCGCGCGAGAAGATCGACGGCCTCGCCCCGAACACCCCCGCGACCGCGTCCGGCCTCGCGATGAACGGGTGAACGGCGTCGGTCGGCACCCCGGCGACGTCTCGCAGTGCTCCGAGAAGATCCGACTCGAACGACGCGCGGTGCTCGACGGGAGCGTCCAGGACGAGCACTTCATCCCCTTCTCCGACGGCCTCGTCGTCCGTCAAGATCCGCGGCCTCCGCGCGTCGTCCCCGCGAAACACGCGGAACGTCTCGCCGGAGTAGCGCTCTGTCGGCCGCGTGACCCCCCACTGCGGCTTGTCCCAGACGTAGATGCGTGAGTTCTCTCGCGCTTCCTGGACCTTGCGGTCAATGAACGCGCCGCGATAGTTCGCCGACGACACGAGACAGAGCATCCCCGGCAACATCCCGCCGCGCTGAAGAAACCTCCCCTCCCGCCGGCGCGCGATGGTCGAGTAGAGAGCCGTCGCCTGGTCGTACCTCTCGCCCTGCGTCTTGGCGGAGCGCTCAACGACCTCCATGAAGTTCATCTCGTCGACGACGCCGCCGATCACGTTCTGGCCCATCGCTCCGGTGACTTCTCCAACGACGGGCTTCACGACGACGTTGCGCGGGAACTTGAGCTTCGACTGGATCTTCGAGTCGGGCCGGAAGTAGTCGCGGAAACACGGCGCCGCACGAACCAGATTCCGGAACCGCTCGTACCCTACCTCGTCGGCCAACTTCAGGTTGATCGACTGGAAGACGAACTCGATCTCGGACGCCGGGTCGAGCCCGAACAGCGCGTGCGGGTCTTCGTAACACCCGACGACCCACGTCTGGTAGGCGATCGAATACACGGCGATCGTCGTTTTGCCGGTCGACGTCCCGCCCGTCAGAACGCACTCGACGTGCTCGCCGTCGTTGATTGCTTCGAGCGCCTCCAGGACCTCGGGGTAGAGCCGCCCCTCCGCGCCGAGGTAGTGGGGAGACTCGACGAACTCCCGGATCGACGGGATCGGCCGGCGCAGGGCCAACGCTTCCGGCTGCCGAACCAGCTCGCGGGCGGCCTCTAGGTCCTCGTCCGAGAACCCCTCGGCTCTGATTCTCCGCAGCGCGCGCTCCTCGACCTCGGAGAGCGCAGAGGCCGTCATTCCTCGGCCTCTTCCTCGACGGCCTCTTCGAGCCGCAGGAGCAGCGTCTTCGCCCGCGCGAAGCGCTCCGTCTGGGCCTCGATCGACGCCCACCGAGAGTCCGACGCGGGCGGCTGCTGAACGTCGCTCTCGCCGATGCCGAGAGCCTCGCGCTCCGCTTTCATGCCGCGGTCGACCATGCGGATCATCTGGTCGACGTCGACTCCGGTAGCAGCCCCTCGCCTCGCGAGGTCGAGAAGCTGGTCCAGGCGGTGCTCGCCGAGTTCCACGAGCCGGCGCGCGAGCGCGGCGTGGCGCTGGCGGACCTTCGACTCGGCCTCGGCCAGCTCTTCCTGCAGCTCGTCGGTGGCCCGCCGCCGCGCTTCTGCTTCGCGTCGCTTCAGCTCAGCGTACCACTTCTCGCCGGACGCGCGGTTCCGGACGGTCCCGTGCGTAGACCCGATGTCCTTGGCGAGGTGCTCCAGCGTGTAGTCCGGAGCCCCCGTCAGGCGCGCGACCAGCGCCTTCGCGAGAAAGCGCTCCTTCGCCGCCGGCCAGTTGATGCTACCGGGCGGCTTGTGCGCCTTCCCGTCCTTCCTGATTCCTCCGGGACCCATGCCGTATTCAGCGAGCGGCCCTCAGCCGGTTGACCCGGCGAGCGGCTCGCGCCGCCTTGCTCCTCCTGCGCCTCTTGCACTTCTCCGCGGACCACCGGCGCGACCCCGGGGTCGCGCCCGGCCTGAGCTTCCTGATCGTCCGCCGCGGCCGACTCTTCCTGATTCCGCGCCGCTGTCGAGCCTCGAATCTAGCGCGCCTGCGCTCGGAGCGCCTCCGGTCGCCGACCGAGCGCCGTCCCCCGCGCCGCGTCTGGTCTTCAGCCCGGCGGACCTGCATCTTCTCGGCCATTCGCCGCATCTTCCACTGCAGCACGCCAGCCCGCCGCAGGGCCGCCGCCTTCGCGCGTTCGACGACCCCCTCAGGCGCTTCCGGGTCCTTCTTGTCCACGGGGCCTCGCCTCCTTCGCTGCTAGAACGTCGCGGCTATCGCGTAGACGGACGCCGCGAAGAGCCCGAGCAAGAGCGCGGAGAACAGCAGCTCGTCTTCCGGGTCTTCCACTCAATCCTCGGGCTCGTCCTCATCGCCCAGGCGGCCGAACCACGTTCGCAGCGCGTCCGCGTACCCGGGAGCGACATTCTCCTTCGTCCCCTCGGACGTCGGACTCTCCCGAGCGACCTCGGGTTTCTGGGTCGCCGCGCCCTCGCGGATTCGCTTGCTCTCGGCGCGTCTCGCGCGTCGCCTCTCGTCGTTCATCACGATGCTCCCCTCCTCAGAACGAACGCGGCTACCACCCCGCGTCGTCTCGCATCTTCCGGAGAAAGGCGTCCTCCGGAGCGATCTTGTCGAGCTGGGCTCTCGTCAACCCGTGCTCGCGAGCGATCTCGTCGCGATCCGCGCTCGGCCGCGCCAGGGCCGATCGAATCTTCGCGACCTCGTTCGGCCCGAGATCCGACGCCAAGCGCGTCCCGGGGGAGTCGTCGATCGACCCGCCGGCGAGGAATACGCCGTGCCGGACGGCGGCGCGGAGCGTGCGATCGATCGCGCTACCGGCCACCCCCTGCGTCGTGATCAGGTCGCGCAGGTTCGACGCAGCGCGGACGACGTACCGATCGACGCGGTCCGGGCTAACCTCTCTCTCCATGACCCCCTCCTGCGCCTCCAGGATAGCGCCGGAGCCCGCCCCGCGTCAGTGCTCCAGAAACACCAGGTCACCAGCCTTCCCGCGGAAGCAGTAGCCGCACGCCTCGCAGTTCTCACGCTCTCCGGTCTGCTCCGGGCAGACCGGGACGCGGCGACCGTGGTAGTAGTAGGACTTCCCCGCGACCCCGGGGTCGCGCCACAGTCGCGCGTCCGAGTCGATCCACGCGACCCGCCACCCCTCGGGGGGATCCTCGCACCTCGGGTCCATGCTGGCCCACACCTCGACGTTCGGCAGGGCCCGAAGCTCCTCCAGCGCCGGACGGATCTCGGCGATCCTCCAGCTCCGCGTGTAAAACCAGAACGTCGCGTCCGGGCGCCGACGAACCAGGTCGATCCAGGCGCGGACGTACTCGGCCGAGTCGAAGTCCCCGGAGACGTGGCCCCGAACCAGCCGAGCCTCGGCGGGGAGGTCGGGCAGGTCGGCGCCCCTCTTCTCGTTCGCCTCGTAGATGATCCGAAGGTGCGGGTTGTCCATGATCCGCATCGCGTAGCACACGGACTCGCAGAACTCGGTCGCCCCGGGGCACGTCCGATCGCGCCCGGGAGCCTTCGAGTACGTGAAGACGTTCAGCCCGAGCTTCGAGTTGCCGACGCACCAGGGCGAGACCGACGCCCTCCGGTCGTCGCACAGATGCGACTCCATCGCCTCTCCGGGGACCCGGCGCCTGGCTTCGTTCGCCTCGATCCTCGTGCGCTCGCTCATGTTTCCTCCTCGACGGCCGCGGCGATCCGCGCCCGCGCGATCTGCGCGTACTCCTCGTTCATCTCGATCCCGATGAACCTCGCGCCCTCCTTCACGGCCGCGATCCCCGTGGACCCGGACCCCGCGAAAGGATCCAACACCACGCCGCCGAGCGGCGTCACGAGCCGCACGAGCCACCGCATCAGCTCGACGGGCTTGACGGTCGGGTGCGGATTTCGCAACGGACGCACGGTTCCGGCCTCGGATCGCCGTTTCGCTAGACCACTCGGGTTCCGTTTCTGCACCTCATGCGCGTCGAACCCGGCCTCCGCCAACCCGGCGTCGCGCTCCTTCCTCTCAGGTTTCGCCTGGTACCTGAAGACTTGGAAGAAGCGAGAACCACCGCCGGAATCAACGTGACAGGGAACCCCGCGCTGCACTTCGCCGGACGGGTTCGGCGTGTAATCAGCCGGCGTACCACGCGACGGGCCTCTACTTACCGTCTTTGGTGTTTTACTAAACCCGCTCTGCCGGTTCACCTCCACCACCGGGCAACAAGGCCCGCACTCGTCGTCCCCGCAACACGCCGCGTGACCGAGCAGAAGGTTCGGAGGCCACCGGCCCTTTTCCTGCGGCCTGGCTTCACCGCCCTCCCGAGACAATCCGCCCTCGTATAACTTGCTACCACCGCCGCCCCAGCCGGTGGCCTTCTCTGCCGGGACCCTGCAGCCGCCTATGTTCAACGCCCCCGTCCCGTGCTCCAGGACGTTCGCCGCGACGGTGCCGGCGAGGGGCTTTCGGGCGAGGATGATCGGCTCATGGGCAGGCTTGAGAGCCGTGCCCCAACCGTCCCAGCGCTTAGCGGTGTCGGTCGCGGCTTTCGTGATTTTGCGCTGGATTTTAGTCCGCGCTTCTGCTCCTCGCCCAGCATTCACAATACCACTCGGCATGTTGTATCTTTCCTCAACACCTATCACTTCCCGCTTTACCCCTGCCGCGTTGTCGATCGCCTTGCCGACGTCGAGCGATTTGGGGAACCCCGTCGCGTATACCCAGTCCAAGCAGTCCCTGATCTCGAACCCGGCGAGCCGCAGTGCTATCCCCATCAGGTCTTGAGTCCGGGTCCCGGCGAACACCAGCGCGTGCCCCCCGGGCTTGAGGACGCGAAAAACCTCGCGCCAGGTCGCGGGGCCCGGGACGAACGAGTCCCAGGACTTGCCCATGAATCCCGACCCGCGGTGGTGGTAGTCGTCCCCCGCGAGCCATCGACGCAGCACCTCCGCGGCGTGCGGCTCCTTGCTCAGCCCGTAGGGAGGGTCACAGACGACGGCGTCGACCGATGCGGCCGGGGCTCGCCGGAGGACCTCGACGCAGTCCCCCTGGATCACCTTCCACCCGGACCCTTTGCCGGCGACGCGCCCCCGCGACCCCGGGGTCGCGGGGCGGTCGGACGCCGACTCGTCGACGTCGGGTCGATCGGGGAGTCGGGACCTGCGTTTGAGCGTCCTGCGCGGCACGTCGCCCTTGAATATAACACGCCGATCGGCGGGTCTCGACGGGGTCTCGCGCTAGAAACGCTTACCGGCGCCGGCGTTTGCGCGCGGTCCCGGCCCGGAGTTGCTCGACCCGTCGGCGGCCCCGAGCACAGTCAGCTCGGGCCAGAGAAGGGTCAACCTGCCGCTCACGAGCCCGCGCTCCTCCAGCCCCTCGACCGCGAACGAAAGCGCCTCGTCGGGCACCCCGCCGTCGGCCTCGGAGGTCGTGAAGAAGTCGCGCAGGTGTCGGCCTTCGTCCTCCGCCTTCGCGATCATCAGCAGCAAGCGATCCGCGCTCACCTGCAAAAGTGAGCGACCGCTCGTGGGTTTCGGTCTCACTGTCCGTCCTACTCTTGGATCCCCGCCTCCAGATCGTCGGCCAGGCCCTCCATCAGCGACGCGCACAACGGCATTCGCCGCGCGCGCACGAACCCGGCGTCCTCCCGCAACCTGACGATCCGCCGCATCGCGTCGGCCCGCCGCGCCATGTGCTCTGCGATGTCCAAGAGCCGGTCGCACGACTCCGGATCGCGGCGCAGGATGTCCGCCTGGCCTTTCATCACCTCCGCTTCCTGCAGCAGCTCGTCGTTCGTCACGCCTCGTTCTCCTCGCCCACGTCGCGGACCACGATCCGTCTCGCCCTCTCCGAGCGCGCCGACTTGGGGATCACCTTGCACTCGGCCGGGAGCGCGTAGTGGACCGTGCGCGTTTCGGGCGCGGCGCCCGGCCTGGCGCGGTTCTCGCGCTCGGTCGCCGGGAAGCCCGTCCCGTCCCGGAGCACCTCCAGGTAGACGCGGCCCTTGCGCGGGTGGCGCCTGATGGCGGCCACCTCGCCCGTCCAGCTCTGCAGCCGCCGCGGGGTCGCGCGGATCGCGAACCCGACCTTGATCGGGTGCCCGGTCTCGTCCGAGACCTCGTCGGGCGGCGCGTCCGGCGCGGTCTCTTCCGGCGCCGGCGGACGCGACCCCGGGGTCGCGCCTCGCTTCCTTCGTCGTAGCTTGCGTCGCATCCGTCCTCCTTCGCCTTTCTAGGATGCAAGCCGCGTGCCGAGCCGACGCCGCGCGAGAACCCCCCATTCATCGCAAAACGACGATTTACGTCGCCTCGGACCGCGTTTTGCGTCACCCTCCCCCGAGGGACTCAGAAGTCCTTTCGCTTGAGCTTCCAGATCAGTCGACGTCCGCGCCGGTCCAGGAGCAGCGGCTCGGAGCGGGCCACGACCCCCTCCCGGCAGCTCCCCGCGTTCCCCGAGTCCTCGCTCGCCGCGTAGGACCAGGGAGCGGTCGCCGCGTCGATCGCCGCGCCGAGCGGCAGCAGGCCGAGATCCGGAGCCGTCTTGACCCCGATCTTCCAGGCGACGTCGACCACGTCGCTCCACGCGAGCCAGAAGCCGCCTGGCGCGAGGACGTCGAAGAGGCGGAACGCCTGCCCCTCGCTCCGGTAACAGCCGCCCTTCTGGATGCCGGGCCCGTACCCCTCCCCGTAGAAGACGAACCCCGGCGCGGGGAGCCGGCTATCCTGCTCGCCGAACACCGCCTCCAGGTTTCCCTGAGTGAAGACCTCTCGGACGAACGCCAGGACACCCTGCGGGACGTGGGCCCGGTCGGTCCTCCCCCCGAAGTAGACGCGCTCGCCGTCCCACCCGACTCGGATGTTCGTGCCGTCGATCTTCTCGGTCACGCGCCAGGCGCTCGGCACCAGGAAATCCTCCCTGCGGAAATCCCCCTCGCGGACCTTGAACGTGTCCGGGTCCCTCGCGAACAGAGTGTCGATCTTCGGGTACTTCGGGAAGTACCCGGCGTCGGGAAAGCTGCTCGAAGAATCACCCATCGTCTCTCCTCCATTCGGCTCTCGGCGCCAGCGGCTTCGCCCACCCGGGCGAACGTCGCTCCAGATGTCGGAGCCTCGCCCCCGGCCCCGAGCCCCGGAGACGGACGTCGGGGGGCCTGAGCCCCTCCCCCAGAGCCCAGACGACGCACTCCGTGCAGGGCGTGACCGGAGTCGTCCTGCCGCACACCTCGCACGAGGTCAGGTCGTCCACGATCGCCGCCTCCGCCGCTCGGCGTCCTCCAGCAGTACGTGCTCCAGGAACGCCCGAGCCCGGTCCCGATTCAACGGGTCGTTCCACCAGCGGTTCAAGCCGCTCGGGTGGGGTACCACGAACGTCTGGCGCCCGATCGCGGGAGGGCGGACCTCGCGGAAGTAGACCGGGTCCGCGCCGAACGCGAGCGCCACTCGACGGCCCGCCAGAAGCAGAACGTCGCACGGCCCCGGTCTCTTCATCAGCCGCGCCGCGGCTTCCCTAGCCTCGGCCGCCGGGAAGCGCGTCCCGCGCTCGCTCTTCCAGCGGTCGCGCCCGGGCCAGTAGTCGAGCAGGTTCCTCGCGCGCACCTGCTTCGCGAGTCCTCGCCGCAGACGATCGTCGCGCGGCGTGCGCGCGCACCCGATCGGGGGTCGATTCGTGACGGCCCGCCAGAGCCGCTCAACGAAAGCGTCTCCGGCCTCCCCGTTCCTGGCCGGCGACTCCCCGACGAGCAGGACGCGGCGCGCGGGCACCTATTAGGCGTCCTTGTGGAGCCCGGCGACTAGCGCCACGAAGCAGGCACCGAGGTAGACGGCGGAGAGCCACCAGACGCCGACCGCGGACGGGTCCGCGATGTAAGCGGCCAGGGGGAAACCGAACGCCCCGGCGATCACCATGCCTCGCAGGATCTTCGCTCCCATCACTCCTCCTCGGTCGACTCGGCGACCGTCGCAGTCCACCCGCGCTTCGCCGCGTAGACCATCAGCTCGTGGAGTTCGTCGGCTGCTGCGCGGGGCTCTCCGCCCTCTTCGGCCCTGACCGCGAGGCGGACCACGAGATTCTGCGCCCTCTCCTGAACCGACTCGCTGTCGGGGTACCCGGCGCGCAGCTCCAGGTCGCGGACGCGCTTCTCCAGGTCGCGGACGGCTCGTCGCGCTTCGGCGGCGCGGAGACGCGCATAATCGTCGGGGCCCCCCCAACGCCGCCCGGGTGTTTCCGCCTCGTCTCCGACGGTAGCCCCAGCCGCGACCACGCCGTCCTGCTCGTCTCTGATCCAATCGCCGCGGACCGCGCGCCACAGAGCACCACCGCGCAGACTCGCCGCGGCGAAAACGAATGACCACGCGACCACCCCGAGCAGGAAGCCGGTCGCGAAGCTCGTCCAATCGACCATCGTCTCGCTCACGCTTTCCTCCTCCCCGTCTGATCCCGCTCCTCGGTCACGCCTCGCCCTTCTTGACGAATCGTCGCCGCAGCGCCCTCGCCGCGTTATCCAGGATCCGCGCCTTGCAAGGGCGGCAAAGAGCGACGGCCTCGACCGACCGGAGCACGGAATCCGGCGCGGCTTCGGGGCGCGCCATGACCGCGACGAAGAACCCCTCTTTGCCGGGTGTCGAGTCTTGAAGCGCCCGCGACCGAAACGACTGCCCGCACCGGCGGCACGCCCGCTCCTTCGGTCCGGAGTCCCCGGCCGGCTTCTTCCGCGCTCCGCCGCCGAAGTTGATGTTCACGTCTTCGCGCTCCCGGGCAGGCGAAGAGCGACGGGGGCCTCCGCGACGCTCGGCGGCTCCGCGAGCCACTGCAGCCCGACGGACACCTGATCGCACGCGGCGCCTCGGGCGCGCAGCTCCTCGCCCAACGTCTCCGCGATCCGCGGGACTTCGTTCGCGAGCACGCCGGAGACGGCGGCCCGCGCTTCCTCTCCGCGCTCGGTCCCTCCGACCCCGTCGCTCGCCCCGTCGTCGACGTCGATCACCAGTCCCAGCACGACGCGCGCGTGCATCTTCCCCGTCAATTCATCTCCTCGCTCGGCGGCAGCTCCGGAACCGGGACGTCCGGGTACTCGGCCCCGATGACCGCCTCGGCGACCACTCGCAGCGCCCCGTCCAACGCCGCTCTCATCTCGGGCGTAGCATCCTCTCGGTCCTTCAGATCGGCGATCCGGTCGGTCGCGTCGACCAGCGCTCGGATCAGGTCCTGCACCGCCAGGTTCGCGTAGAGCAAGCCGTTCACGAGGCGCCCCGCGAAGAACGGCTCAGCCTCGAACGGCTCCGTCCAGCCGTGAACCACGGTCGCTACCCACGCATGATCATCGCAAGCCGCCCGCACCTCGGCGGGCGTCGGTCGTCGTCGATTCGGCATCGCTCCTCGTGGGTGGCCCTCAGGGGCTCGAAGGTGACCCGACGGGATTCTAGGTGATGTAACCCAGCATCTCGGTCAATCGGCCGCGACCCCGGGGTCGCGCGGAGGCCGGAATGCCTGCGCCTGCGAGAGCCCGAGGACCCCCGCGCAGCACGTCCCGACGGTTTTCGCGGCCTTCCCCGGCTCCGGGCCGCGCTCCCAGAGCACGATACCGCACCGGATGCACTCGATCCGGACTCCGGGCTCCTCTCTCATCCCCGTCTCCTCCGCCTGGCGTGGATCTGCCGGAGGCCGGCGCGCACGGCCTCGACGCCGAGACGAGCCTCGACGCCGCGCATCGCGCGGCCCAGGGCGTGTTGGTCGGTCGGGTAAACCCCGACCTCGGTCGGCCAGCGAAGAGAAGTCGCCCCGCCCGGCCCCGCGGCGGAGGACGGCCCACCGCGGGAGGGGGGTGCCGGAGCGGGGCGACCGACGTTGCTCATCTCTAGGAACCCGCGGGACCGTCCCGGTAGCCGGCCGCCTGGACCTGAAGGTCGCCGCCCTCCAGCTCCGTCCACTTCGGCTCGGTCATCGGTCCGTCCTCCTCGGCGCCTCGCGCCGTTTCTCCATCTATCGGCCGGTTGCTCGGCCGACTTGAGCAGATTCGTGCCGTCCCGCGCAGTCCCCCGCGGGGCTACAGACCCGCCGAAGCCGCGATCTGAAGCAGGCCCCAGATCATCGTCGCCGCCATGCTCGCCATCAGGATCGCTCGCGCCATCTTCTCGTCCTCCTTTCACCAGACTCTTCGGTCGACCGGCCCTAGAACTTGAGCCGATTCAGGAGGCGGCGATCCGCGCCGCCGCCTCCCGGAAGGTCTGAAGCAACTTCTCCGCGGCCTTCGGGGTCTCGATCGCGCTGCTGAAGAGCCCCCCGCTCGCCCCGTAGACGCGGACCCTCTTCCATCCCTCGTAGGGGGCCGGGCCCACCTCGACCCGCACGCCGCCCAGGACCACCGTCTCCGTCTCGCCCTTCGCCATCGTCCGTCCTCCTGCGTTCATGTCCCCCTCTTCGGCTAGTCGGGCCAGGGACTTGAGCCTTTTCTCAGCGGCGGCGCCTTCACCCCGCGGGACCCTCAGCCGGGGCCCGCACGGGGCATCACGACCGCCTCGTGCGTCTCGCCCTCGACGCGGATCGGCCCCCAAGAGTCAACCCCGCCGGGGTTCGACGAGTAGGTAGGCGGCCAAAGCCCGACTCGGCCGCCGCGAGCCGCCGCCTCGACGGCGTCTGCCAGGTAGCGCGGATCCACCCAGAACGTCCGGGCTCTCCCCGGCGCGAGCCCGCCGACCGGGTCGACCGAGACGTCTGCCTTGCCCTTGACCTCGCCGATCCTCTTGGATCCAGGGGCCTGGACCACCTCGTTGAACGAGACGCGCAAGATATCGCGGCCCCCGCGCAGCGACGTCAACTCTACCTTGACCGACCGCAGACCGGCCTGCGCGCACGCGCACACGCGCAGCGCGGCCGACGCCTCGTCCGCGTCGACGATCACGGGGGCACCTTTCTTGTGAGGCATCACGAGACGCCAGTTCGGGAAGTCCTCGGTGTCGCCCAGCTCGATCGTCGTCTTCGCGCCGCGAGGGAGTAGCAGCAGCTTCGACGAGCCCCGCGTGTCCTCACCGGCCCGGATCAACCGCGCGGTGCCCTGCATCGGATGTTTCCGGGTCAGGCGCACGCCACGCTTCAGGTGCTCGACGTCGTCGGGTCCGAGCACGAAGCGGCCCTCGGAAGCTCCGTCCGTGAGGAGCTTCTGAAGCGGCCCCAGCACCCCGCCCCGGTCGTACTCCGCCGCCAACCGGTGACCGTCGGTCGCGACCGCGACGAGGCCGCCCTCCGTCGTCTCCAGTGCGACCCCGCGGAAGCTCCCCCTCGCCCTGTCCGCGCCCCGCGCATGGTCCACCGCGTCCACTAGGCGACGAAGAACCTTGAGATCCGAGACCTCGACTTCGGTGCTCACAAAGTCTCCTTTTGACTGCAGCCGGCACCCTCCGTCAGCCGGTCCGCCTCAACCATGCACCAATCACGCAACGCCCAGCTCGCCAACACCCGTTCCGGGTGTATCTCTCGGCGGACCCGGCTGCTTATCTCAGCCGCCACCCTCCGCAACGCCTTCGCCTCCGCCCGCCGGAGCTGCCGCTTGCGGTCGTGGACGTCCTCGTCCCAGCGCTGGAGGTCGGCGAGCTGCTCTGCGAGCCGGTCGCGCTCCGCTCTCAGCCACACGATCTGCCGCGCCGCCCACTCCGGCTCGTCGATCACCCTCTCTTCCAGCGTCACGGCCTCCAGGCCCTGCTCCCCGTCGAGCTTCGGATCATCGGCCATCGTCTCCTCCCGTCCCTTCAGCCGCGGCGCGTTGGCCGCAGCTCGGTCGATTGCGTCCCAATAGTCTCGCCAGCGGCGGGTGCGGAGGTTGCGGCGCTCCCTATCGGACGCAGACCCACTCCGGATTCCCCGGTGGCGTAGACGGTCCATCGCTTGCCGCGCCGGTGCAGCTCGCACAGGCGCTGCATGACCTGGTGGCGCCGATCCATGCCGCGCCCGGCCACGTACCGCGCGGACGGCTGCCGTAGCGCGCCGCCGGATCTCGGGCGCTTCTTCCTCCGAAGGACGCGACCCCGGGGTCGCGCGCTCACGGCTCCTCGACAGTCGAGCGCGCCTGTCCGGAGAAACGCCGCGCATTCGTCCTCGATCTCACTAGTAGGTCCCCCTCGTTCTCTCCAAGAGGAGGTCCGGGTCCGGCTCGTCCCCCGGCACCGCCCTGGCCGCCTCGACGAGGATCTTCTCCAGCCTCTCGCGCGCCGCGTCGTCGATCGGCACCGGAGCCCCGTTCGCCGGAACGCCCTCCGCGGTCCGGGCCCAGACGCCCTCGATCCTGACGTCGTCGACGTCGCCGTCCCAGAAGTCGACGCTCCCCTCGACGTCGACCTGGACGCAGCACGCGCCGTCGGGAAGCCAGGGCGCCGGAACTTCGATTTCCAGCCCGCTCGACGCCTCGACCCTCACCGTGCCCGTCCTGCCCTCGATCATGGCCCGTCCTCCTTCTACCCCCGCTCTTCGTCCTGACCGCTCGCGGACTTGAGCCCTTCTAGAGCCTGACCCACGAGGCGATCCAGTGCGGCCCAGCTGGCCCGGCGCACGCCAGGTGGTGCCCGTCGTGGCCCCGGGGACGGCAACACGTTACCACGTCGCGCGGGATCGGTCCGACCCGCTCGTCGCCGCAGATCACTCCCGCGTCGCCTCCAGGACGCACGCGGCAAATGCAGTCGCGCACCCGCGCCGCGACGCGCTCGTGGACGCCGCGAGCCCCAGGCGCGTCGACGTCTCGCTCCCAGGGACACGGGTGCCGGCGCTCGCCGTCGCGCCCGAAGCACCACTCGGACCGCGCGCACCTCCCGTCTCCGGGGCCGCGGAGCCAGCACCCGTCGGTCACTGGGCCACCGGGGGCAGCCCCGCCTCGACGCGCTCGCGCCGGTCGAGCGGTCGCTCGCGCTCGCGCTTGAGGGCCCGCAGCCAAGCGCGCAGCTTGAAGCCCTCCTTGAGCCCCGACTCCTGGTCGAGGCGCGCCTGCACGCAGCGCAGGAGACCGACGCGTTCGGCGTCGGTCCGGGCGACCCGCACGTACAGGCGGGCATTCTCGGCGAGGTAGTCGGCCAGGAGCCGGGCGTCGGTGGGGGCGTCGATCATGGTCCGTCCTCCGTTGCTCACGTCCCTCGTATCGGGCGCCCGCCGGCGGGACTTGAGCCTTTTTCTGGGCCCCGCGGGGTGAAACGAAGACGAAAGGCCGGCGAAATGTGGGGAGCGGTTAACACGTATCGGACGGGCTCGGCTCGTTCTCACGTCGTCGCGTGCCAAGCGACCCACAGGTCCCGGAGCACGCGCTTCTCGATGTACCGCAGCGCTCGAAAGCGGATCCGCCCGTCCGATAGACACGGCTCACCGCGCCGCTTCGCGGCCGTGAGGCTCGCTTCGGGACCCGTCTTGATTCCGTTTCGCACCGCGCGCTCGCGCTCGTACTGCTTGCGCTCCAAGTAGAGACGTTTCAGCGGGGCGTCCCGCATCTTCTCGATCGCGACGCCGACCACGTGTATGACGGCCCGCCGCCGCGTCGAGTAGGCGACCCGGCGCGCCTCCTCTTCGGACATGCCTTTGCGCCGTAGATTCCGCTGGATCACGCCGCCGGAGACGGCCAACCCCATCCGCTTCCACAGCCTCGACGGGCTCGCGTACCGGCGCAGGTCGCCGGCCTCGCCGACGATCAGACCTACCCCCAGCTCGCCGAGTCCGGGGACGTCCTTCGCCCACTCGGACCAGACCGGCAGCTCGCGGACCATGCTCTTCAGCGCGCGCTCCTGCTCCAGGCGTCGCGCCATCAAGCCGTCGCGCGCTTCCAGGATCGGGGCCGCGACCACGACGAACGAAGCGACGCGCGGGTGGTCGAACGCCGGGGCCTTGCTCTCGTCGATCGCCTTCTCGTAGAGCGCCGCGTCCTTCTTGTCCTCCGCGCACAGGATACGCCGACACTCGCGGCCCTCGCAGCGGACGCCGTGCGCGGCGCGGCGCGCGAGCGCCTTCGCCTGCAACGTGAGCCGCTTCTCGGCACGGTGGAAGTCTTCCCGCGCCCTGCAGGCGACGCGGATCTCGTCGACGAGTCTCTCGACGTCGGGGGCCATGGTCTCACGCTCCTTTCGATGCCCCGTCGTAGGGGGCCGGATTGTCGAGTCTCCACGAAAGAGCGAACACCAACCGGCGAAGCTCGGCGGCGGTTAACACGCGCACCCCGGGCTCGGCTGGTGTTCGTGAAAATCGACGGCGATCGGCGAACGATCGGCTTGGGTAATCACGGTACTAATGGGCTCGGTCGACGTCGAAAAAGAAAGCGCCCGGACCGGCGAACATGCCCAATGGGTAACACGAGGCTTGCGGGCTCTTCTCCGAGCGCGTTTCATCGACTACCCTCGCCGCCTAGGGTTGAAGGCGGCGGACCGAGCCGCGCGACGCAGCTCGGAGACGGAGAACACGTCTGCGACGCGTTTGCCCCGACCCTGGCGCCGCATTTCCTTACCCATGAGCCGGAGCCAGGCAGCCTTCCGGTGATAGGAGTCGCCGCTGGCCTGCGCGTAGTCGGCCTCGACGTCGAGCCGCTCCGCGTCCGCATCGGCCAGGCGAATCGCCGGAAGCCCCGGAGCGTTCAGCAGGTAGCCGAGCAGGTCTGCGTAGCGGTAAGACACGTCCGGCAGCACCTCGCCGGACCGTACCTCGGTGCGGCTCGCGGCCCGCTTCAGGCGAGGAGCGGGAGCGGCCGCGGGTTCCGCGGACTCCTCCGCGAACGCTTCCTTCCGCATCTGGCGGATCGCCTCCCGACCGGCGTAGGCGACGCCGGCCCGCACGGCCTCCTCCAGCAGCAGCCCCTCGTCGTCGTCCCCCAGGCACCACTCGACGAGCGTCTTCTCCACGCCGTCGAGGTCGATCGTCTCCTGCGCTTCGAGCATCTCGCGAAAGATCGCCACCAGTCTCATCTGGGGGTCTCCTTTTAACGAGGGCCGCGAATCTGACAACCGGGTTTCAATTTCGACGCGGGCTAGCCCTCGCTCGTAGGTGGCCGTCGACCCCGGAAAGGTGACGCCCGCGACCCCGGGGTCGCGGGGACCGCCGGCGCTCACCCGACGGCCCCCCGGCTCCTCAGAACGTCAGGAACGGCGCCTGCGGCGGCAGTAGCTCGAAGGTCAACGTCACCTCCTCGCCCGTGGTCTTGCTCACGGCCGGCGGGCTCCGGTCCCCCGAGCAGTCGACCCCGGCCCAGGTCCTGGCCGTGGCCGTCCTGCCGACGTCGACCGCGTCGACCTGGAACGGCAGATCCACCACGTCGCCGGGGGCGGCCTGGACGCACGCGGCGATCCGCCCGTCGTCGACCACGACGCCCGCGGACTGCGGAGTCTGGAAGCCCGGCTCGACCGCCGGCACCTCCAGCGTCACCTGGTAGACCCCGGCCTCCGGGCGGAGAGCCCGCGTCTCCTGGGCCCCGGCCGCGGCGGCGCAGATCAGCGCGGCCAGCATCGTCGCGAGAAACGTCGTCACCCTCGTCATCGTCTCTTCTCCTTCTAGCGCCTCTCGGGCGCGTTCGTTGAACAGTCGCTGGAAGGGCCCAGGGGCGGCCGATGCGCTGGACTCGCCCCCGGACCCAGCCCGACCAGCTACCGGGTCAGGAGCCGCAGGGCCCGCTGCTTCGTCGCCTCCCCCCGGCCGAACCAGGCGGAGTCGAGCCCGCCCTCGGTCAGCCGCGAGCGGAGGCGCTTGTAGTTGCCCATCCGCGCCCGCTGGTGGTCGACGAACTCCGTCACCGCGTTGAAGGCGTCGACTGCCGTCTCCCCGGCGTTGCCGCGCCCGCTCTCGAACAGGCGCCGCAGCTCCGACCCCTTGCACTCGAAGATCGTCCGGCTCCGGCCCTCGGAGTCGGCGATCCGCTTCATGGCCTTCTCGACGTCGTCGAGGTCGGTCAGAAGCCGAGCCGCGAAGACGTCGAAGTCCTCGCCAGACATCGGCGTCTCGGCGAGCCGGCGGTAGACCTCGACCTGCTCGTGGAAGGAGCGCTCCGCCATCCCGAGCACCTCCCGGGCCTGCTCCAGCTTCGCCTTCACGTCGCCGGAGTGGCGGATCGACGCCTCCGCTTGGCCCTCCTCGCCGAGCGCCATCGCCGCCGTGTTCGCGCACACGACGCGGACGGTCGTGAAGCGCACCCGGAAGGTGCTGGACCCGTCGAAGGTGTTGTAGAGGAGCAGGAAGGGGGCCAGGACGTCCTTCGTCCCGTCCCGCAGGGCCCGCGGCTCGAACTGGCCCGCGCACTGCGCCAGCGCCCAGATCCGGCGCCCGCCGTGCAGGGCCCCGGCCGTGTGCCAGCGCGCCGCCCCGGTCTTCGCGAGCGCGTCGCCGAAGTCGAAGACCTCCTTCGGCTGGATCGGCTCGTATTGACCGGAGACCGCGCGCTTGCTCAGGGGGCCGCGCGTGTCCGAGCGGATCAGAAAGTAGGCCCCGGGGATCTCGACCGGACCGTCCGGGTCCTGAGCCAGCGCCGGCCGCTTGAGCGCCTGCCAGTCCAGACCGGCGGCCTTCCTCATCTCCTCGCTCCCGGCGTCCTCCGGGAGCCTCGTCCCGAGCCCGTGCCAGGGGGTCTCCCCGGCGTAGGCCATCGCGTCCACGTAGTCGGGCATCTCTCGTCCTCCTTCTCGGCCGCACCATCGCGACCGTGACCTTCTTGTCGGCGACCCGGCCCTCGCACTTGAGCTGTTTCTCGCGCCCCCGCCCCGTTACCTCGTCTCTGCCGCCAGAGCGCGCGCCAAGACGCGCGCCTCGCGTTCGTCGAGGACCGCGACGACGCTGCCCATCACCAGGTGGACCAGCCCGTCGTCGCACCGGCGGACCTGCAGGACGGCCCCTCCGCCCCTCGGCTGGATCACCGCCTCCTGGAAAACAGGGCCCTCGGTCGGATCGACGCGCGACCCCGGGGTCGTTCCAGCTTTCACTCCGCCTCCTCCTCAGCCCGAGCGCGGCACTGCTGCGTCAGCGCGTCCAGCTCTCGTGCGACGACGAGCGCTTCGCGCCGCAGGCGAGGCGCGTCGCGGCTCTCGCCGCGGCGTCGGCCGCGCGTCCGCTCCCAGTACGCGGCGGCGCGTTCTTCGATCAACGCCGCCGCTTCGAGCAGCCCTTGCCGGGTGTTGCTGTCCATTTTCCGTCCTCCTCGCTTCATACCTCTCCTCTCTCTCTTCGGCTGGCCGGTCCGAGGACTTGAGCAAAAAACGCTGTCCTACCGACCCCGGCCGCGCGCCCCCTCGTCGTAGCAAGGTCCGCGCCGGCGCGAGGCGCATTCTCCCGCCGCTAAAGCCCGGGAGAGCGACGATTCTCGTAACCGTGGCCGCTTTTTGCGTCAGGATCGACCCGGCAGTCCGAACGCCAGCACGCGGCCCGCCATCAGGGCCCCCGAGACCCAGAGGGCCGTCTCCTCCCCGGCCCCCGCCCAGGCGACGCAGAGCGAGACCCCGGCCAGGACGTCGTACCACCGGGCCCTCGCCTGGTCGCCGCGACCCCGGGGTCGCAGTTGCCTATTCTCCGCGTCCGGCTCGTCGGAGCCTCGCTTCTCTACCCCCTCGGGTGGCGGCCTCCTGGTTACGAGGACGCGCATCTATCTACTCCTGAGGCAGCGTTCACTGACTTCCTGGGATGTCGGCGAGCGCCGACTTTCTACCCTTGCTTCGCACCTTCTGCGAGGGCCTCAAGCGCGTCCTCAACGGCCTTCGTGGGGTAAAGCATGGAATCACCCTGTAAAACCGCGCCCGGGCCGCCAGCGGACTCCGCGGAGGCCCTTCCAAAACGAGAACGTCGCCTCGCCGCGCGAGGGCGCAGTCTCCGCATCGATCCCGCGGTTCGAGCACCACGCCCTGAGCATCGGCCAGTCGTCGAGAGCCCGCTCCTCGCGCCTCTCGTGTCGGCGCTTCGCGGGCTCGCCGCTCCGGTATGGCACCCGCCAGCTCTTGCCTAGCGTGGAATGGTCTCGTCTGCCCGCGCCGGTTCAAGTCCCCTCGACGGGCTGCACATCGCTCACGTCTTCTCCTTTCGGCGGCGGAACGGAGCCGCGTCGGCCTCCGCCCGCATCCGCAGATTCGAGGGGTTCACCGCGTAGTCGGCTAGAGATTCCAGCGCCGACTCCAGGTACGAGAGGACCTCGTCGTCGCGCGCCTCGGCCGCGTCCCGCGTCGTCTGCATCAGCTCGCGGAGCAGGTCGCGAGCGCGGGCCAGCCTCTCCGCAGAAGACGCGAAGCGGCGCGGGCCGGGACCGATCACACCCGACGACCGTGCCCCCCCTCGGAGCCGCGCCTTCCCGGGTCGCGCGCCCCCGGGCGACCGGCGTCTTCCTTCGCTTGAGCTTCTTCACGCGCTAACCACCCTCGCGGAGACGGGGATGATCTCCACCGGGATCCCCGCCCGCGTCGCCGCCTCGATCATGTTCTTCGTGCCCCTGCTGTTCCCGTCCCAGAACGCCGCCACGAAGTCGGGCCTGCTCCGGATCATGCGCTTATTCCGGTGCACGCCGGCCGCGCGCCCGAGCCTCGACCACTCCGCCTCGAAGCGTTCGATCCGAACCCCGTTCGCCTCGGCCCAGCGCTCGCCGATCTCGTCGGCGCCGCGCGCCCCGCCCGAGACGAGGACGATCTGCTCGGGCTCGTACCCCCTCAACCGAGCGGCCAGACGCACGGCCAGCACGCCGTCGGCTCGCCCTTCGACTCCGAGCGACCGCGCGAGACTCGCGCCGGCCACGTCCCGCCCCCCGCACACGCACACCCGCACGGCTAGAGCCAGACCACGCTCTCGGGCAGGCCGGCGACGCCGTCGCGGAGAACCGATCGAACCCCTTCGAGGGCCGTCCTCGTTTCTTCACTCGGGTCCTCGTACTTCAGCTTGGCCCGAAGCGCCTCGTCGACCTCAGCGAGAGCGTGGACGAGACGCAGCGCGTGGAGAGCGGCCTGGTACTCTGCCTCATCGCGGACGGTGTCGAACGTCAGGATGACCTGCACTCTCGGAGCCTCCTTTTCAGGACGCGGATGATCTGGTGGGCGCGCTTGAGCGACTCGATCGCCGTCCCGGGAAAGTCGTCCCGCGCGCAGCATCCGTCGCAGCCGTGGATCATCCACGCTTCCTCGTCCTCGCGGCGAGTCTCGGCCTGCCAGAGCGCGGACCCGACGGCAGGGTGCCCGACTCCGTGCTCGCACACGTACTCGACGAGCCCGGTCTCTCGTCGAATCTCCGTCCACTTTCCGCGACCCCGGGGTCGCGGGGCGTCTTCGGCCACCGCCCGATCCTCTCTACCCGTCGCGGCGCTGATCCTGCGCTCCTAGAGCGTGCCTCCATCACCTCAGAAGGTGACGCTCGTCCTCGTCTTCCCTAAGGGGCCCGAGAAAATCGCCGATCTACAGCTCGCCCCCGCCCCTCAGACCGGAATCGCGCCCCTGACGGGCTGGAAGCCGGTGATCTGCTCGTCGGGGACGGTCCCGACGGAGACGACGGTTCCGCGGCAGTTACTCACCACTATCGAGTCCGCTACATAATAGCCGTCCTCGGTTTCGAGGTTGTATACCTGGCCCGAAAATGGCTCCCGCCGGACCCCGACGACGTGGTCGAACGCTACTCGTCCGGGGAACCGGCGAGCAAGATCGGGCAGAATCTCGGCGTCTCGAAGACCACGGTGCTCCGATTCCTCCGCGCCGCCGGCGTCGTGCGAAGCCGGAGCAACGCCGTGAGGGCACGATGGAAGCGCATGAGCAACCGCGAACGCCGGCGCCAGGTCGAAGCCGCCCATCGCGCCTCGCGCGGCTCGCGCCACTCCGTAGATTCCCTCTGCAAACGCGCGCAAACGCGCGAACAGCGCCCGCGCAGCAGCGATCTGGAGAGAGCCGTAATGCGCGCACTCGAAAACCGCGGCGTGTCCGACGTCGTGCCCCAGAAGGCGATCGGCCCGTACAACGTCGACCTCGCCGCGGCGCCCGTCGCCGTGGAAGTATTCAGGGGTTCCTGGCACTTCTCGGGTCGTCACGCCGCTAGAACGCCGAAACGCCTCGAACACCTGCTCCGCGGTGGGTGGGACGTCCTGATGCTCTGGCACCAGACGGCGTTCCGGCCCCTGGACGCCGCGACATTCGACTACGCGGTCGCGTTCATCGAGCGAGCCCGCCGCGACCCATCCGCGATCCGTGAGTACCGGGTGGTTCGGGGTCAGGCGGAGGTGGTTGCCTCGGGCCGTGTCGACGACGACGAGCTGACCATCGAACCAGCGACGACTCTCGCCCGCGATCGGACCACAGGACGCTATACGAGCGTCCCCAGGTAGACACCAGGGATGATACGGGGGCGTGTCATGGCCGAGTTCTCGCAGCTGGTCGTTCGAGAGACGCGAGAACGCGGCGATGGCTGCCTGATTCGTCGACGGGAATGGGAACGCCGACTTCAGCGCCAGAGGGTCCGTCTCCCTGAGCTGGCGGAAGAGCCTGTCCTGCGCCGGGGCGACCTCGAACACCTTACCGTGCATCCCCCGGCAAAAAGGACAAGTCCGATCGTCGAGAATCTCCGTGATCTGATAGCTCTGCTCGCCCTGCGCCTCGGCCTGGGCGAGGGCCCCGAACTGGATCAGCCGACTCGTCGACAGGTTCGCGCCGATGCCGGTACCCTGGATCCCGCCGCGCGCGACGGCCCGGTTGAGCCGAGTCGCGAAATCCCGAGGACTCGCCACTATCGGGGGGCGACTCTCTGGACTCGGCTCGGCGATGGATTGCAGCGCTCGGCGCAGGCCCGCAGGCGTCTCCGGGGCGACGTCGATCTCGTCCTGCTTGAACCTATCCGCCGCGACCGCGGCCTCGACGGCGTCGATCAGGCGCAGGGCCTCCTCCCGGACGCTTTCGGCCGCGCCGTCCTGCAGGAAGCCGAGGAGCGCGCTCGCCGCGATCTCCGCCTCCTCGGGGACCCCTCCGTCGACGAACACGGTATCGCTCGCGTCGCCGGAGAAGAAAGAAGCCCCGAGCACGACCGCCGACAGCGCCATCGTGCGGAGGAACCCCTCCTGGCCCTCGATCACCGGGTCGAAAGAGATCGCGCGGGCCGCGTCCCTGGCAGCGTCGAAGTCGCGGCGCGCGACCGCGCGCCGGATCCTCCGCTGCGCCGGCCTCGCTACCTGCTCCAACCAGCGTCGCTCCAGGCGCTTGCGGATCGTGATCTCCAGCGTCAGGAACGATCGCGCCGACGGCCGAACGCTGCGAGCCCCCGGGTCAAAGCGCTCGCCGACGCTAAGCGGGGCGGTCACGTCCGAGCCCCAGGATCGCGAGCACGCCCGTCGCCAGCTCCTCCGCCCCCATCGGATCGTACTTCAGAGCCGGGTACAGCACGGTCGCGAGCTTCTGCCGAAACACCCGGACCTCCTCCCCGCGGAGCGCGTCGAGCTTCGCCCTGACTTCCAGCCACTCGTCGCCGCCTACGGCGCCGGCCTCCAGGTACTCGGCGACGGATCGCGCGAGCGCGGCCAGCTCCACCTCGGCCCCCAGCTTCAGAGCAGGTGCGCCGTCGGACCGAGCCCGCGTCCTCGGGCCGCGCCCGCGCGCGTCGCCGGGCCTGCCGCCGTCGATCCTGCTCCCCCCGCCGCCGGCGCCGGCCTGGTCGTCCTCCTCCCCGGCCGGCCGCAGCGCGAGCCCGGTGACGGTGTTGACGTTCTCCAGCACGCTCTCCGCGTCCGCGATGCCGGCCCCGAGCACGATACTCAACGCCGCGAGCTGCTGCGTCACGTCCCGCACCGAGAGAGGCCGGGACTTAAAGACGAACTGCTCGCCCCACCTGAGACGCGGCAGGATCTTGAGATTGACGACCTCGTCGAACTCCGCGCGCTCGGTCTGAAACACCTGCGCTTCAGCGACGAGCATACTCGCGAACGCGGTCGCGAAGTTCGTGCGCTCGCCCTGGCCGGTGAAGAGGTCGGGGAGCCTGAACGCGCGCTGGACGCGCCTCTCCGACTTCTCGATGTAGCCCTCGAACATGCTGTCCCGTTGCTGCTCGGAGCCGAACCGCTCGACCTGGACCTCCACTTTCGACGCCGTGTCGACGTCCCCCTCCGTGGCGAACGCCTCCATCACGGCCGCCTGGTGCCGGTCGGGCCCGCTCGCCATGAAGTGCTGGCGAAGCGACTGCTCGGCCTTCGCCGCCATGCGCCCGCCGGAGACGATGATGAGGAGAGGAGGCACGCCCCCGGCGTCGAAGAACTCCAGGTTGAACTCTTCCGCCAGGCGGGACCCGACGATGGAAGGCGCGTTGCTGATCCACCGAGGCAACCCGTAGGGGGTCGCGACGTCGTCCTTGAGCTTGAAGTGGACGACCTGGGTCGCGCGCTTGTCGAAGTCCAGGCGGTCGCCGTCCTTCGCGGGACCGCCTTCCGACCACTCGCCGCTTTCCTTGTCCAGGTCGCGGGCCGCGCCCAGCTCGGCGAAGTAGATGTGCTTGCCGCCGACGATCTGGACGAACCGGCGCTCGCGAACGGACGCCGTGATCTCCACGCGCTCGCCGTCCCGGTCGACCTCCAGCGCGCGTTCGACCTTGTCCTCGTCCTGCAGCTTGATCAACCGCATCGACTTCGGGTCGAGGCGGCGACAGAAAACCAACTCGTCGGCGGCGTTGAAGAGGCACTCCATGTAGGCGTTGCCGACCGTCTCCAGGTCTCTCCGGAGGCGCCTGCGGATCGGGAGGAACGACGTCTGCGGCCACGGCTCGTCGAAGAACGCCTCGACCGCGCGCTTCCTCTTCTCCAGCTCCTCCGGCTCGATCTCTTCGTTCAGTTCCGCGTCGTCGGGGTCGAAGTCCGCGTCGCCGGGCCCGCGCCTCTGGAGACCGCCCCCCTCGCCTCCGAGCGTCGGGTGCATGAGGTCGGCCGGCTCGATGTCCCACCCCGTCCCGTCTGCGTTCACCTCCATCGCGTCGATCAGAAGCGGGAGGATGCTGTTGCGCTGAACGAGCGTCTCCAGCTCGCGGAACGAGAACGGCGGCTCCAGCGCCGTGACCTGCTGACCGACGGTCTGGCCGGTCGAGGTGCGGACGAACTCGTCTTCCTCGGCCCGGGCGTCGCTCCCCTGGATCGGGGAGCCGGGGTCGATCTTGCGGCGCTCTACGGTCTCGCCGGTCTCCGGGTTCCTCGCGATGATGGTCTCGCCGCCGGCGCGACCGGGCCTCAGGGACTCGACCGCCTCGACGCCGAACACCTGACCGGCCTCCGCCGCCTCGCGGAGAGCGCGAGCATGAGGCCGCAAGAAAACGACGCGCGGACCGGAGTCTTCCGCCTCCTTCTGCGCTCGACCGCGCCGGCGCGGGACCCCGGCCTCGTCGAGTCGATCGCTGGTCTGCTCGCCCACGAAAACGCCTCCTTCCGGCCCCCGGGAAGTTAGGACGCCAGGCCCACTTCCTCCAGGTCCCCGAGGGTATCGCCGATCTCGGCGTCCACCGGGAACGGGATCTGGCGGTCCCAGCCGAACACCGTCTGGAGCGCACCTCCGGGCTCGGAGATCCGATTCACGGCCCCGGCGGCGTCCGCCACGAGCTGCTCCGCGTTTCGCTCGGCCGCGTACCCGTAAGCGGAGTCGTGCGTCGACCCGGCGACCTGGAACTCTGGTCTGTCCACGCCGATCTCGCGGTCGACGACGACCAGCGCGTAGACCTGGAGATCCGAGAGCCCGCCCTGGACGGGCGAATTGATCGCCTGGCGCTCCGACCGCGACCGCATCTCCCGGTCCGGGGACAGGATCAGCGGGAGGTGCCGGACGCGGCCGAACGGGTTTCGCACGTAGCCGACCTTGCGAGCCAGCTCGACCTGGCGCTCGTGGTAGCGGCGCACGCCCGGGTACAGCTCGAAAAAGCCATCGTGGAACTCTTCCGCCTCCGCCCTCGTGAAGCGCACGCCGTAGGTCTTCCAAGCGTACTCCATGAACCCGTCGACCGAGATCCGAAAGATGAGACCAAAGTTGCCGGCCTTCCCGCCCTGGCGGATCTGCTTGTACCGAGCAAACTCCGGAGAATCCTCGGCGTACTTCTTCCACGCAGCGACCTTCCGCCAGTCCTGCTTCGCTGCCCGCGCCCCCGTGACGAGATGAAGATCGACGCCTCGCTGGTACAGCCTAAGCATCCGCGCGTCGTTCGCGAGACACGCCATGATCCGCAACTCGCCCTGCGAGAAATCGAGCTGCCAGCAGACCATCCCGGGCGGAGCCGGGTAACACTGCCGGAGCTTCTTAGCCCAGCGCGTGTGCTTCGGAAGGACCTGCGCGGCGGGGTCCTTGGCAGCGAGCCGGCCGGTGACGGTCCCGGTGTCGTCGTCCGAGTCGTCCCAAAGACCGCCGTGGTAGAGCGCGTAGGTCGGGTGAAAGCGTCCGTCAGGACGGAGATGGGACAGGAACCCCTTCGCGTACTCGCCGTTCTTGTCCTTGACGCCGATAAACGTACTCAGCGTCTTCTCCGACACGCCGAGCCGTTCCAGCGCCCTCACGAACGGACCGGCGCGCTCGTCGTGCCGCCATTCGCCGAGGTGGTCCTTGATCGACACGCTCGGGTAGGGGGCGCCGTCGGGGTACGTCTTCTTCTGAGCGAACACTTTCGGCTCCAGCCGGAGCCCGGCCGGGTGGTCGAAGAGGAAGTCCACTTTCAGCGCGGCCCGTCCGAGCGTCAGCTTGTCCGCGTGCTTGGCCTTCACGGGGACGGGGATCATGCCCATAGCCTCCGCCGTCGTGGCCCGCACGTCGGCGCGCACCTCTCCCGCCAGCGCCTCCATCCGATCGACGTCGACGAGCCAGCCCGTCCGCTCGACCTTCTCGAACACCCGAGCCCCCGGGTGAAGCAGCTCTCGATAAAACCGTTCGAGCTTGCGGTCCCGAGCGATCGAGCGAATCGTCGGAACGCACGCCCTGTACCCGGCGTCTACGTCTCCCCCCGCGTAGACCTTGAAACTCTCCGCGTCTTTCGCGAGCGCGGACGGCATGTCGCTCTTGTCAAACCGCTCGTTGAAGTCCGAGTCGTAGCCGCCCATCGGCGTCTTGATCCAGGAGAGCGTGGTCAGGCTGTTACTCCGGTTCTCGTCCTCCAGGCTCGCCCCGAGCAGCAGGTCGAACGTGAACCGAGTCGTCCGGAGGCCCCACTTCACCCACTCCCAGAGGACGTCGAACTTCAGGTTCGCCCCCCACAACCGCACGGCGTCGGAGAAGAGTAAGAACTCGATCTGCTCGCGGAGAGACGAATCTGAGAGCCTCGGGTCGGCGCGGTGGTCGACGATCCACGCCCTCCCCGGGCCGTCCGTCCACGCGCTCGTGACGATCTCGCGATCGTCGTACCAGGGAAACAGACCGTGCGTTTCCAAGTCGTGCATCAGCGGCACCGATCGACCCGTCTCCGCCCGCTTCTTATCGACGCGCGAGATGAGGTCGCCGAGCGAGCTGACCCAAGCATACTTTCCGACGCGCGGGCGCAGCGATCCGGTTCGGTGGAGCCTCTCCGCTCGCCGCGCGTCCTTGATCAGCTCCGTCGCCTTGTCAGCTTCCCTCCAAGTGAGCTTCGGATCGAAGGACAGCAGAAACGCGGGCCCTCCGGCCTCGACGCGCCGTCCTCGCAGGGCGTCGAGCGACCCCTGCTTCGGCACCATGCCCGCGCTCCGGAGCTGCGATAGAGCAGCTCCCCCCATCGCGAGGACGACGTCGCCCTTCGTCGCTCGCGGGGGCCCGGCGTCGAGGTGCCGAGTCCTGTACCTCTGCCCGCCGAAGTACCGGCCGACCGCGCGGTGCACGAGGTCGCGCTCGGCGTTCGTCCAGACGTACAACACCTACAGCAGCTCGCGGATCATGCGGAGGGTCTCGCGCGCGTCCGCCTGCGCTGCGTCGATCCCGGGGTCGCCCTGGCACTCCTCGGTGATCGACAAAAGCACCTCGATCGAGTCGCGCGAAGCGATGAGGGCGGCGCGGACGGGCCCCGTCTCCGCTGGAGCAGCCTTCGCTTCGTGCGGCGCCGGACCGCGATAGACGCCGAGGAGAACGCCGCGCTCCTCGTCGACGTGGAGCAAGTACCGCTCGAAGCGCCGGTTATAGACGCCTCGGCCGCGGCACGGAGCGCTCTCGCGCGCCATGTCGATCATGTCCGCGATCGATAGCCCGAGATGCGTGCCCTGCTGACGCGCCGTCTGGCTAACGTAAATCGCGGTCCTTTCCACGTCGCTGCCTCCTGATCGGGACGCTGCGGGGTGCTTCGATCAACAGACGCGCGTGCCCGGGCGGTGAAGAAGCGCGCGGCATACCAGCCCCGATGAACACCCCAGAAGACACCTCGCTCATGCGATCGTCGACTACGTCCCAGAGCGTCCCGTCCGACCCTCGCAATACGAACCGATCCTGCGACCACGCGCGCTCGACGACGAAATCCTCGTCGCCGACGATGAGCACCCCTCCCTCGGGCACGGTGACGACCAGAGCCATACCCGAGAGCGTAGCGCCTCTACCCGTCGAGCGGCTCCTCGACCGGCCCGTCGTCGTACTCGTCGAAGATTTCCCGGAAATCGTCCGAAACGGCGGCGCCGGCGGCTCGATGCCCGTCGGCCGGGTCCTCCTTCTCGTACTTCTCCTTGATCGCGGTCATCGCGGACCGGAGCAGCTCGAAGGGGTCGGCGTTCGCCGCGACCCGACTCGACGCGGGCGACTGGCCGAGGAACTCCAGGCAGATCAGCTCCAGCGCCTGGCCGTCGAACTCCGTCTCGGCCCGCGCCTTCGCCTGCTTGATCGCCTCCTCGATCGTCTCGACCTGATCCTCGTGGACCGAGAACGAGAGCTTCTTGATCGGCGTGCTGTCGCCGGACGCCCGGCCGCTGCCCTGCTCCCCGGGGTCGAGCGCCTCCCGGACGATCTGCTCCAGATCGTGGCGAGACATCTCGGCCGCGGTCTTGAGCCACTCGCGGTAGTTGTCCGGCTTGATCACCCGAGCCACGACGCGGAGCTTCGTCCAGCCGACCTTCTCCGCCTCGGCCCACTTCACGCCGCACTCGACCAGGGCGTCGTAGCACTGCATCAGGGTCTGAGCCTTGCGCTTGCGGAGACCGATCTCCTGCTCGACGAACTCCCAGAAATCCGGGTAGTCCCCGGCCCAGCCGTTCTGACGAGCGTGCGAGAGGGCCCCGCCGATCTGGATCGACCGGCACTCCGCCTCGTCCGCCCGCGACGCGATGAAAGCGACGACGGCCGTCTCGTCCTTCAGGTTGGACACCTCGACGATGATCTTGTGGAGCGAATCGGAGGCGTCGAGCCCCGTGACGTCGGGGTCCTCCAGGCTCTCGCCGGTGGGAAACAGCGCCTTCAGGAGAGGCCGCATCTTCCCGACCGGGAGCTTCTTGAACTCCTCGGCGCTCGGGGCCTCGCCCTCCGCCTGGTCGCCGAACTCCTCGAAGAACTGGACCAGCTCGGGCTTCTTGAGAGAGTCGAAGTCCGGGACCTCGACTTCCTCGAACTCCTCGAACTCCTCCTCGCTCTCGTCGAACGGGGTTTCGGGCCTCTCGTGTTGCGTCGGCATGGGGTACCTCCTGTTGCCGGGTAAGATGTCAGATCGATAGCTTGTTCGCAACGGCGACGGCTTCCGCCACCTCGTGTTCGTGCTTGAGCAGGTGGGAAGAGCGCCGCAGGAGCAACGAATATACGGCCTGGGCCACGCGCGCTAGGACGTAGGCGTCGACGACGTCGTTGCTCGGGTGCTCGAATCCCCAGCGCTTGTAGGCGCCTACCCTCACCTCGTCCTTCCCGCCCCGGCCTCGGCCGGTCGCGAACTTCTTGAGTTGAGTGGCCCCGACGGCCGCCCAGGTAACGCCGAGTCGGTCGAAATCCGCGCGAATCAACGTCCCTAGCTCCACGAGGTCCACGAGGCGCCGGGACCCGGCGAAGGCGTAGTCCTCGACGGCCACGAGGCCCGGGGACGGCCGGCGAACAGCCGCCGCTACGTCGATCACCCGCCGCGCCAAATCGGCGCCCCGCGCGAGCCGGGCTCGCGGACAGCGCGACCCCGGGGTCGCGGCCTGCACCGTTTCTGCTTCTAGCACCTCCCCGGCGCGGAGGACGACGACTCCGGTTCCCCGTAGGGAGGGGTCCACGCCCGCGACGATCATCCAGCGAACCTCCTGTGCTCCCCCGCGGGGTAGTCTCCTGAGAAGCAGGGCCCCACCACCTCGCACCGCTGCGCGCGGTCGCACACCGCGCTCGGGCACACGCCGGACGGTAGCCCTCCATCGCCCCGGAGCCAGCGGTGGAGCGGACGAGCCGCGTCGGCGATGTCGTCCACGGCCTCGTCGTCGCGCCGCACCTCGTACTCCTTGAACGGCGTCCACCCGCCGTCGCGGATACCCCACTCCCGCGGAAGCGAAGACCGCTCGCCGTACCCGCCCTTGGAGACGTAGAGCACGCGCGCGCGGTCCTGATCGACCAGGTGCTTGTGAGGGCTGTCGCTCTCCGCGATGCACCGTAAGTAGAGCTGCGTCCTCTGCCGGTGCTCCGCCAGCGGCATCTTGAGCCTCTGGAACTCCAACTTGTCGATCGTCTTCAGCTCGACCACCAGATAACGCTTGCGCGTCGGTAGGTCGACGAGGAGATCCATACCGCCCGATACCCCGCAGTCCTCGGACTGGAAGCGCACCTCGCGGTAGGAGAATCGAGACCCGCCGCACTTCGAGCAGCGCGGGGGGCGCCGCCCGAACTCGACCTCGAACCCGCAGTCAGGGCAATGCCACGCCCCGACGCAGATCCCGGCGTTCACGGCCCATCGTACGACCTGAGACGCGATCGCGTTGCCTTGCGCCCACACGAGTCGCTGGGCCGTGTGGACGAACTGCGTACGCTCCGGCGTCTTCGTCAGCACGAGGAGCGCCTGCCGGCGCGGGCAGAAGTCCTCTCTCGTCGCGTCCGAAGCATGGATCACCTTCGGCGACCGCGCCCGGTCGCGGCCCGCCAGGTACCGATGAAGGTGAAACGCGACCCGGTCCTCGGGCCCGTCGCGGCGCTTCGCGAGAGACTCGGCGAGCCTGCTCACGGAGCCCGCCTCCCGGCAGCGTCGAACGCGGCGAGGCACTCCGGCGCGACCTCGCGAGCCATCCTCTCCATCGAGACCGCGTAGCAACGGATCTCTTCCATCGCGTTCGGCGCCGCCCGCAGCTCCGTGAAGTTGAGGAACGAGCGGAGATTCGCCTTGTAGATGAACTCCGTGTATATACCGAGAGGGTTCACGAGTCGCGCCTGCTCCGGCGCGACCCCCAGCGACCAAAGCTCTTCATAAACTCGATCAGCATAATCGTAGAAGCCCCGGAGCATCTTCTGCGCCGCCGAGGAAGACGACGGGTCGACGGGCTCGTACTGGTACCTCCCCGGCTTCCCGACCCGACGACGAAACTCGGCGGGCACGTAAAACAGCGGCTCCAGCTTCACGTACCTGCCCGAGACCTCGTTGAAGCTGCTGATCCTGTGGCGCATCCACTCGCGCGCTACGGCGAGGGGGCACGAGACCCGGAACGTCAGGTCCACCACCTCGAACGGCGTCCCGTGCCGCTCGCGCATCAAGTACCGGATCAAGCCGCGTTCGGGGTCCCCGATCGCCGAGGACTCGCGCCCGAAGGACACGCGAGCAGCGTTGACGACCGCGAGGTCGTCCCCGACCGAGCGAAGAAGCTCGACGCTCCCGTGGTCGAGGACGATGTCCTTCATCGAAATCTCTCCCTTAATTCAGCCGCCAGCTCTTCGATGTCCTCGAAGACGCCGGTCGCGAACTGGTACATCACGTCGTAGCGAGAATCCTCCTCGTCGAGCAGTATGTACCCCGGCTTGCCTCGCCCGATCATGTAGCCGAGTTCCAGGTGCCCGGACTTCCCGGCCGGGAGTACGAGCACGCAAGCGCTCGACCGATCGAGGTGGTGCTTGTCGAACGCGAAGACGTGGCGCGCGTGGTACCCGCGCAGCGACTCGATCCTCGACCTCCCGCGCGCCAGCTCGTATTCCTTCCAGCGGTCGTCGGCGTCCGGTCCCGGCGAGTACCAGTCGGCGAACAGCTCGTACCCGGTTATCGCAGCGAGGCGCTCGGCCACCTCCGGGATCCGATGATTCCGCATCGAACCGATGACGTAGACGCAAGGCGTCACCGCCGCATCTCCTCGAAGACGTGCTCCGGGACCATGATCCAGCTCCCGCCTCTCCTGGGGCGCCCGCTGCCTGTGCAGAAGACGATCTGCAGAGCCGGCGTCTTGCCCTCGGCGACGGCCTCCCCGCCGATCTTCGCCAGCACCTCGAATCGCAGGGACATCGACTCGCGCTCCGTGGCCTTGTGCTCGACGAGGAAATCGCCGCGCTCGTCGTCGCCCTTAGCCCCGGGCATCGCCCCGCTCGCCGGGCGCGGGCGCCCGCCGGCGCGCCTGCTGCTGCGCCGCTCGGCCCGTCGACCGGCTTCGCCGATGCGGTCGCGCCTCACCGAGTCCCCCCTCCGTCTCTCGCATCGTCTCGATCCGCCGTCGATCCCTCCTCGGCCTCTCCTGCTCCATTTTCGGCGCCCAGGACCTCGCCGAGCACGAGCCCGAGCACGGCGTCGTAGAACGCCGGGTCGCTCCGCATCTTCGCGTCGACGTGGTCCTGCGTGCGGAACGTCTCCCCGGCGACCTCGTAGCCGTCCTTCGTCTTCTTCATCAGGTCGTACTCGGCCAGGTAGCGCCGCGCGGCCTTCCACTGGTCCATCGCCTCGCCGGGGCGGAAGCCGCCGGCTGGGGACGTCGCCATCGTGTAGCCGCAGCTCTCGAACGCGGCCGGCTGCTTCCACTTCTTGAGCGTGGCGGTCGTCTTCTTGGCGATCGGCATGACCGCCGAGTACCTCTTGTCGATCACGTTCTTCCCGTAGAGTCGGAGGCGAAGAGAGGCGAGGAACTTCTGCGCCTCCCCGCCCGGGATCGTCTCCGGGTTCCCGAACATGACGCCGATCTTGAAGCGGTGCTGGTTGACGAGCACGAGCCCCGGCGCTCGCCCGGCGTTGCGGGCGGAGACCAGGGCGTGGATCGCCTTCCTCACCAGCTCGGAGGTGAGCCTCGCGGCGACCCCGGGCGCTTCCTGATCCGCCGACTTCTCGATCTGCCGGCTCGCGATCAGCGCCGCCACCGAGTCGAGCGCGACGACCGAGACGTCCTCCGCGCCGAGGAAGCCGGACACCGCGTCGACCGCCTGCTCCCCGTACTCCGGGCGGACGACGATCAGCCGGTCCCAATCGACGCCGTTCGCCTCGGCCCACGACCGGACGAGCGTGCCCTCGGGCTCGACGAGGACCGCCGTCTTGTCGGGGTACCGAAGCTGCGCCGAACGAAGGATCTGGAGCACGAGGTTCGACTTCCCGGAAGACTCGGCCCCGTGGACGAGCGTCGCCCGCGTGAGAGGGATCCCGCCGCCGATCGCGAGGTCCAGCGCGAAGATGCCCGTAGGCAAACGAGGGCAGTCGTGGAGGACCATGCCCCTCCCGGCCAGGTCGTCGCCGTGCTGCTTGCGGAAGCCGGCGAGGACGTCGTCCGCCGACTCGCGCGCCCCGTCTCCCCGCGGCACTCAGTCCACCCCCGCGAACTTTGCCATCTTCGAGAGCCGGTCGTCCAGCCACTCCGTGATCCGCTCCGCGGCCTCGTCGATCTTCTCCGGCGTCGGCTCCGCCGGCAGCGTGAGCGACGCCGAGAACTCCACGGCGCAGTAGTCGGGGAGGCCGACGCGCCTCTTGATCGAGAGGCTCACGTTCGCCGTCGGCGCGTCGAAGAAATCGGGGTCGAGCAGGTACTCCTTCTCTCGCTCGGACCCGCCGCCGGCGCCGCCGGGGCCTCCGGTGCGCTTGAGCCGCGCGACGCCGCGACCGCGCTGGACTCGAATGCGTCGCCGCTTTGAAGCAGAATCTATCATCGGAGGGCCTCCTTCACTCTGCGCTCAGACGATAACGCTTCACCTCGGTCGCGCGCAGTCGCCTGTACGTCCGGATCCTCTTTCTCGCGTAGCCCGCGAACACGGGGCTCGCGTCGTCCAAGAAGTCCACGACCACGGGCTGGGGCTTGCCCTCCAACTCCCGCTGAACGCGGCCGACGGCCTGCTCGACGTTCGACCGAGGAGTCGCGAGCACGCAGCAGTCGAGCCACGGGGCGTTCGTGCCGGTGTCCATCATCGCGTAGGTAGCGAAGATCAACGGACGCCGGAGGTAATCCCGCCGCTGCGCCTTCGAGATCCCGTGCACGTAGAGAGCGGTGTCCTCCTCGGGCGCGCCAGCCCGCCGAACCATGCTCCGCAGCAGGTCGAGGTGGTCGACGCGGTCCGAGAACACCACGGTCCTCCGCCCGGATCTGTACGCGCGCTCCAGAACGCGCGCGATCAAGCGGTTCCGTCCGCCGTGCTGCGAGAGGTGGGTCAGGACGTGCCCGCACTTCCCGGCCTCGTGGTACCACGGCTGCCCGTCCTTCCTGCGCGGCAGCTTCCACGGCGTCTCGTACAAAGCGACGCGCGGCGGGACCTTCACCGTCGTCGACTCGACCTCGACCGGACCGACGTGCGCCTTGGTCAACACTTCGCGTCCGTCGAAGCGCTCGGGCGTCGCCGTCATCCCGATCCTGACCAGCGCGGGGAACATCGTCGCGGTCCCGGCGAACGTCGGGGCGGGGACTCGATGGCATTCGTCCCACACTACGACCCCGAAGTTGCTGCGAAAAGCTGGCGGATATCGACCGTCCCTACTCAGCGAGTGGATCATCGCTACGACGACCGGCCTGTCGGGCTGAAACGTGTTCTGCCTAATGATCCCGACGTCCGAGCGCCGCAGTCCGAGGAACTTCCGCGCCTCCTCGATCCACTGCTCCAGCAGGTCTTCCTTCGGGACGACGACGAGCGCCTGCCTCCCCGCCCGCGCGATCAGGTCGAGCGCGACCGCGGTCTTCCCGAACCCGGTCCCGGCGCGGAGCACGAACGATCGCCCGGCGTCGACGAGTTCTCCGGCTTCTCGAAGTACCCGCTCCTGGTCGTCGCTGCGAGGCTTGACGAGGCTCTTCGCCGTGAACGGCCGGCCGCGCGTCCGAGCGTCGCTTCCGAGCGGGCAGATCGCCCTCGGAGCGAGAAGCAGACTGCCGCGACGCTGCCCGAGGTCTAGCTCCTCGCCGCCGGGGAGCTGGACGCGCAGTCGGCGCGCTAGAGCGGCGTCCGGCTCGTAGAACGCCGCCTCGGCGGTCCGAAGCGGGGCCTTGCGGATCTTGGGGAGCACCCGCCTCCGCCTCCCTCAGAAGGGAAGATCATCGTCCAGGCCGTCGCCCTCGTCGCCCGGCCCCGGCTCCTCGCCGCCAGGCTCGTCGGCGAGGCCGCCCTCGTCGTCGAACGGGTCCTCGACGGGCGCGTCCCCGCCCCCGAACGGGTCCTCGTCGCCGTCTTCCTCGAAGCCTGGCCCCGACGGCGCCTCGCCCAGACCGGCCGCGATCATCTGCTTCTCGGTCAGAAACTCGGACTGCTTCGGCCAATCCGGCGGCACCGACTCCGTGATCGACTTGTAGACCTTCTTTCGGCCCTCGACGTCGTCGGCCTTCGCCTTCGCGACCGCCTTGGCGATGGTCTCTAGGCTCTTGCGGTCCCCGACGACCTCGAAGTCGTCCCCGACGGAGGGCGAGCGGTCCCCGGTCCGACTGACCTCGAAGGTGTACCCCGCGAGCCCGCCGAGCTTCTTGGCCTTGAGCTGGAGCTTCTTCTTCGTCTGCGGCTTCGCCGCGAGGATCCGGAGCTGGTGCTGGAACGTCTTCCCGGCGCGGCTCTTGCCCTTCGTGTGGTCGACGATCAGAAACAGTGCCACGTTCGACGGCCGGTTCCCGGCCTCGCAAAGCGGGCACCGCTGCGGCTCGTCGCCGTGGTCGAGGCAGACCACGAAGCGCGGCCGGCGGCCGTTGAAGAGCCTGTGCTCCGGGAACACCGGGCAGTCGAGGATCCCGTCCTCGTCCAGCTCGCCCGTGAGGAACGTGATCCTCGTGGTGTCGCCGTCGTCCATCCGGAACCGGAAGAACTGCGCGCGATCCGCCTGGATGCGCTGCTCCTCCTTCTCGTACAGCTTCTCAGCGCTCTTGCCGCGCCTCATCCAGCTCGGGAGGCTCGCCCCGTCCTGGCCCGAATCGCCGGTCCCGTTCGCCGAGCTCGTCCGACGCGGTCCTCGCAGTCGCCTCGACGCCATGTCGTTCTCCTTCTCCTCTTTTGGAGCTTTCGGACCCCTACGGTCGCGACGCAGAGTAGCGCCTCTCCTCAGCGTGAGTACCCCAGCCGCGAAGAAGGTGACGCGGAAACCGGGCCGCCCTCACAAGAACGGCTCCAGAATCTCCCTCAGCTCCGCGACGCCCACGTCGCCGGCGTCCGCCCCGTCCGGGAGGTCGACGTGCCGGACGCTGGCGTCCGGCAGCATCTGCGCCAGCCGGGCTCGCCCGCGCCTACCGGCCTCGTCGCCGTCGAACACGGTGACGATCCGGCGAAAGCCGTCCAGTCTCCGCGCCTTGGCGGCCCTGACGGTCGCCGAGAGCGGGCTCGCCGCGTTCGGCCACACCTGCGCGCAGCCGACGAGGTCGAAGACCGACTCCGCGACGACGAGCGTCCTCTCCGGGTCGAGCCAGTGCTCGCCCAGCCAGACGTCCGGGTTCGCTCGGCCCTCGTGCCTGTATACCAGGTACGGAGGCTTCGCGTCGGGGTCGACCGCCCGCCCGTGCAGGCCGCAGAGCCGGCCCTCGAAGTCGCGCACCGGAAACACGATTCGCCGCCGGTACGGGTCCCACCGCGCGTCGAACCGCCGCGCCGAGTGGAACGACACGCCGCGCGCGCGGAGGTACGGGTGGACCGCGCCGCTCCGCGCGACCCCGGGGTCGCGGTGGTACGCCGGCTCGAAAGCGTCGACCATGTACTCCGGGAACGGCTCGACCGGCTCCGGCTCCTCCGACGGGAACCCGCGCAGCTCGGCGCCGCCTTCTTCGACCCCGGAAGCCGCGTCCTCGACCATCTCCATCGCGCGGCGCAGGTCGACGCCCTTCGCTCCGCGACCGCGCAAGTCGAACACGAGGTCCATCTGAGACCCGGACCACCCGCACGAGAAACAGTGGGTCCGCGAGTCCCCCGGCTCGACGCGCACCCCGAACGACGGGTTCCGGTCTACCCCCGCGCCGTGGCGCCAGGGAGCGAGCGGGCACGGAGCCTGCACCCACTCGCTCCCGGCCTCCGCCGCGCGCGACCCGACCAGCCGCAGCCAGCGCTTGATCTCGGCCGCTCTCACGTCTCCGTCGGGATGCGCTCGACTTTGAGCGACCGCGACTCGTCGCCCTTGCGCCGCTCCGTGACCACCTGCTTGAGCTGCTTCTCCGTCAGGTAGCGGTTGAGGTCGCCGATCCGGACCTGGGCAATCTCCCAGAACTCGTCGCCGAGAAGCTCGGCCACGGCCCGCACGTCGGGCACCGTCGTCTCCTTGCGGCACACGCCGAGCCGCGCCCGGTAGGACTCGCCGCGCAGCTCGGTCTTCTCGTCCGGCTCCAGGCCGTAGCTCAGCTCCTCGCGGATATGGGTCATCTTCTCGACCATCTCGGCCCGGAGCTGCACCAACCGCTGGGCGGTCTGGGTCTTCGCGAGCTTCTCCTCCAGGGCCGCCGCCTCGTCCTGGAGGGCCCCGATCTCGTCGACCCGGGCCTCCGGGTCGAACGCCGTCGTCTTGGCCTGGGCCGCCGCCTCGGGCGCCTCCCGCCGCCGCGTCGCCAGTCGTCGCTTCGCCATCGTCTCGTCCTCCTCCCGCGACCCCGGGGTCGCGCTTCGTGGGTGCCTCCTCCGGCACCGATGGTGACGTCTTCGGAAACCCGCCCTCAGAACTTGAGGTCTTTCTGGCGCGAATCTGGATCGAACCGCACCTCCTCGGTGGTTTCGATCCAGATTCGCGCCCCGCAGGAAAGCGGCTTGTCCGGCCGCGATACCACTCTGGCCGCCACCTTGCCGTCCACCAGGATCTCGACCGCGCTGGCGCTGCGCACCCCGTCGCTCCTCTGGAGCGAAATCGCCGGCCCCCGCTCGCCCTTCGACCACCGGCGAACGACATGCTGGTTGACGTGGATGCGTGTGACGCGCCCGGCCGGGAAGCAGCCGGTCATCTCTTCGGTGCGTCCTTCCATGCTTCCGTCCTCCTTCGCGGGGACCTCCAGGTCGTCGCGGCGGTGCCCTTCCGGGAGACGCCCCGAAGGCACATTTCGGCTACCCCGCGATCGCTTGCGATGCCGAGATCCGCTCGTCTCGATCGTTCAGTGCCTGGGCCATCGCGCGGGCCTCGCGGAGCGCTCGCCGGAATGCGGACCGCTCGGTCGATCCCACGTGGAGCTTCTCCCACGTCTGGATGATACGGCGCACCCCGCGCGCGCGGGTCGAGATCATCCGAGGCGTTTCGCCAGCGCGCAGCGCGTCGTCGTCCAGCTCTACCACCGCCACCCTGCGATAGCAACCCCAACACGACGGGGGCATACGTGTTCGGCTATTCATTACGATATACCGATCCATGGTGTCTCCTTTCTTGCTAGCTAAACGGCTACCCTGCCTCGTCAGTCCCGGGGAGGGCAGCCCCGGGAGACACCCCGAAGGGCGTTTCGGCTATCTCCTCAGGTACCCGAACCCCACCGCCCGCTCGATGAGCCGGCTCTCCGCCTCGTCGCGGCTCGCGCACTCGGTCCCGCTGATCGCCCACGCATCCGCCCGGGGCTGGCGGCGACCGGCGAGCCCGTCGCGCCCCATCGACACTGTGCGGCGGATCTCGCCAACATCCACGCCGTCGACAATCAGGCGGTAGCGCGGCCAGCGTCCAGTCGTTCGGCCATCGCGCCGGATCTCTCGGGTCATCGTCTTCCGTCCTCCTTCGTTCCTTCCGCCGTTCATGTCCTTCTTATCGGCCGATCGGCCCGAGGACTTGAGGGGCTTGAGGGGCTTGAGCAGAAAAACCGCGCGCAACTACGCTACTTATAGCAACTTTAGTACGCAACTCACGCGGCCCGACCCGAGGGGGTCATCCCAGAACCTCCGGGTCGATCTCCTCGTCCCCCTCGGGGGCCTCCAGGTCGTCGATTTCGTCGAACCGCATCCGCTTGAAGTTCCACCGGATCCGGAACCGGCCCTGCTCCCCCTCCCGGCCCTTCCGGATGGCGACCGTCTTCTCCTCGATCGTTTCCGGCGTGTCCTCCTGGAAGAGCGCGAGGACCACCGACGAGAGCTTCCCGATCTCGTCGGAGTGCGCGATGTCGTCGAGTCCGACCGACGCCGTCGCGTCCGATCCGGGGCGAGCCCGATGCATCTTCCGGTCCGCCTCGCGGTTGAACTGCCAGGACGCGATCACGGGGAGATCGCACCCCTCCGCCAGGTCGCGCTTGAGCTGCTCGCAGACCTCGTCGACGCGCCGGAACCGCGACAGGCGCGGGTCCGGGTGGCGCATCATGTACGCCCCGTCGACGTACACCGCGCTCGGCTTGAGCTGCCGCGCGAGGAGTACCAGGTCCTGGACCTGAATCGCGAGGTTCCCGTCGACGACCCAGAACGGCTGCTCGACGTCGGCCGCGCGGCGGAGGCTCTCCTCCAGCCGTTCGCGGTCGCCCGCGATGTCGCTCGACCCGGCCTGGCTGAGCTTCCCGAGTCGAAGCTCCCGAGCCGGGACGCCGGCGTCGAGCGCCGCGATCCTCCGGAGGATCAGCGACGGGCGCATCTCCATCGACACGAGGAGCGGCGATCCGCCGGTCCTCCACAGGTGCATCGCCGCCGAGACGACGAGCCAGGTCTTGCCTACGGCGGGGCGTCCGGCGATCGACACGAGGTCGCCCGGCCCGGCGCCGCCCTGCTGGCCGTCCAGCGTAGGCCAGCCCAAGTCCACGCCGACGCGCTCGCCCGTCGCCGCCGCGGCGTAGGCCCCGAGGATCGCGTCGCCCGCCTCGCGGTAGTCGACGATCCGGCCGGCCTGCTGCTCGCGGGAGAGACGCCCGACGGCGTCGCTCAGGACCGAGAGCGCGCGCCGCGGGTCGTACTCTTCGGCCGTCAAGTAGCGGTTCGCCTCCTCGGCGGCGTCGCGCAGCTCCCCGTGGAGCCGCCGCTTCTGCAGCCCGTCGAGGTAGTACGACGGCGGCTCCTCCGTCGCCGGGAGCCGCTGCCGCAGGTCGCGCTCGACGGTCGCGGCGGACGGGATCTTGCCGTGCCGCGAGACGAACGCGGCCACGTACTCGAACGCCCGGCGCTCGGTCTCTCCGACCGCGAGCAGCGGTAGAGCCGAGGCGTTGCGCACGTAGAAGTCCAGCTCCCCGCTGCGCGCCATCGCGGCGACGAGCTTGAGCCCCGGCAGCTTGCGCGTCGTCGTCACAGGTCCACCGCGTCGTAGCGGGAGAGCACGCTCGCCGCTCCTTCGCCGAACTCCGCGAGCGCCGCGTCCAGGTCGGCGACGTACACGACGGTCTTCTTCCCGGCGCGCGCCATGAGTAAACTCGCGGCCTCCTGCTTCACCCAGCCGGGGAGCTTCCGCGCCGCCGGGAAGAAGTCTGGCACCAGTAGAACCGTGCAGTCCCGGGCGCCCGGGTCGTCCAGCGCCGTCTTCAGCGTCCTCACCCGCGCATCCACGAACGCCCGGACCAGAGCCCCCGCCATCGCCGCGAGTCTTTCGGGGGGCGGGGCCCCGTCCGCCGGATCGCCGGCGAGGACCAGCCCGGCCGTCGGGCTCGCCTTCGCGCGCCGGACCCACTCGTACTCGCGGACCCCGACGTGGGGGCTCAACGGCTGCCAGAGCCACTCGGGCTCGATCCCGGCCAGCGCCGCGTAGTAGTCGGCGTCCCCGAGGAGCCGCTCGTGGCGCTCGGTCACGAGGCGCTGGTCCCGCGCCTCCGCGAGCGAGATCACCGCCGCGACCCCGGGGTCGCCCGTCGCCGGCAGCGAACCGGCAAGGACGGCCTAGGATCGTCTCCGTCGATCGGGCCCTCCCCGGCGCCCACCCGGAGCGCGAAGTCCCGGGAGGCGCCAAAGCGCGCAGCCTCAGCCGCCTTCGTCATCGACCTCGCCCCCCGAGCGCTCCTTCTTCGCCTTGATCCTCTCCAGGTACCTGCGCCGGTTCTCGCTCCCCGGGGTGAACGTCCCGCTCGGGCGCTTCTTCTTCGCCGCGTCTCCTCGGGCCCAATCGACCACGACCGAGACGTAGTAGAGCAGCAGCCCCGGCGTCGGCCGGCCCATCCGCGAGGCCGGCAGGCCGTGGCGTTCGTCCAGGAAGCGCGCCAGCTCCCCCCACCGCGAGAGCACCTCGGCCACGATCGGCGCGGCCACGTCGTAGCCCCCGAGCCGCCGGGCCAGCAGCCGGAGCTTCGCGGCGTGCTCCCCCCGCGGAACGAAGGCCGTCTCCCCGGGCCACGCCAGGAGCCACGCGAGGCGCCAGACCGCGACAAGCCGCTTCTCGCCGGGGCGCGCGGCGCACTCCTCGATCGCGGCGCGGAGGTCGTCTTCGCGGACCGACTCGTCCTTCGACTCTTCGAGCTTCGCGAGCACGTCCGACGTCAGGAAGGATTTTCGCTTCACGTTCTTTTCCTCCTGGTCTCCCCCCTGGACGAGCCGAAGGCTCGGTGTGTGCGGACGACTTGAAAAGTCGTCCCTGCACGTCTCCAGTGAAGTCTCCTGTGCTTCTAGATAGGAGGGGTGCCCCTTTTCGGGCACCCCGGTCTGCCCCTTTTCGGGCACCCCGGGGTGCCCTTTTCGTCCCTCGCTAGTGTAGAGAAGGAAGCCCCGCGCGGACCGGGTCAAGCGCGCCCAGGTAAGGCATCTGGAGCCGAAGAAGTGCTGCTCGTACTCCACGAGACCGGCGGCCCGAAGTCGAGGAAACCACCTCCTCACCTGCCGTTGGCTGAGGCCCGTCTCTTCCGCCCACTCCGCGTAGCTCTTCGCGATCCACGAAGCACCGGGGCCTCGCCGCAGCTCGGCGTACCGCTGCCAGTGGGCGATCCGGTGGAGGAGAGCGGCCCCGGCGGCCTGGGTCCCGGCTAATTCCGCGAACACGCCCCGCGGGGCCAGGCGCTCTCGCTTCTTGCTCTCGCTCACTTCGCGACCCCGGGGTCGCGGGCGAGGATCGCCTTCCGGACCTCCGCCACCACGACGGCCTCGACTTCGGCCGGGGTCAAGCCGGGGAGGACCGCGGAGCCGGCTTGAATCAGACGCCGGAGAATCGCCTCTCGCGAGACTTCGACGTCCGGGTAGGTCCGCGCCAGTCCGAGAGCTAGGTCGCGGGCCTGCGGCTCCGTCAGCCTCTCCAGCGTCGCGACCTCGTCGAACCTGCCCGGTCGAATCAGCTCGGGCGGTATGACCGTCCGGTCGTTCGTCGTGGCGACCGCGAGGACCCGCGTCTCATGTTCGGAGAGCCACCAGAGCAGCTCGGCCAGAATCCCGGCCGTCGCGCCCTCGTCGTCGCGCTCCGAGAAGAGCTTCTCGATCTCGTCGATCAACAGGACGCAGGGCGCGGCTCGGTCCGCGGCCGACAGCGCCGCTTGGAGAGCTTTCTCGCTCTCGCCGACGAACTTATTGCGGACGGCCGCGGCGTCGAAGCGGTAGAGGGGGACCCCCAGGTCGCGGGCGACGGCCTTCGCGGCCGTGGTCTTCCCGGTCCCCGGCTCGCCGTCCAGGAGCAGCCCGCGCGGGACGAGCCGTCGATCGACATCCTTCCGCAGGAGGAGGGGCCGCCAGTCGACGAGCAGGGTCTTCAGCGCATTCGGCGCGCTGTAACCTGGCGGCGGCTCCGCCGGGACCTGGACCAGCCCGCCGCGGGGGCGGACGACTCGCCGTCTGGCGCGAGCGAGGTCCGCCGGCGACCAGCTCCCGTCGGCCGTCGCGATGCGGACCACCCAGTCGACCTCGCGCAGCGTCAGACCGCCGAGCGCCGGCAGAGCCGCGTCTATTTGGGTTCTCCGCATCCCGAGGCGCCCGAGCCACGCGGCGACGGCGCCCGGAGGCGTCGGCAGCTCGCCGGCGTCGAAGGCGTACTCTCCGGCGCCGTTGGGGTTGACCATGACGAGCGTCGACCCCGCGCCCGCGAAGCGCTCGTGCAGCTCGGCGGGGTCCGCGTCGCGCCGGGAGGCTTTCGCCGGGGAGCGCGGCGCCGGGGGGTTCCCGAGGCAGCAGTAGACGACGTCCTGGTCGACGTTGCGTCCGTCGAACAGGGGCGCCGGCGAACGGTCTCGACCGGCGAGGTAGCCGACGACGTGCGGCGCGTGGACTGGGTCGGAAGTGCGGACCGCGACGAGGGGGAGCTTGGCGCGGAGGGTGGTCTCTATCACGGGGGGTCGATCCTCCTGAGTCAGAGTGCCGAGAAGGGCCGATCGGGTGACGGGCAGCAGGGCGCGGACGTCGCCGACCCCTCGGCGCGCGTCCGCGTCTCGCGTCCTCCGATCGGCGAAGGCCCCGGAGCGGGGCCGCCCGCCCCCCTCGGGCGACCCCAGCGGGCGGTGGTGGACCGGTCCCGCTTCTCCGGCGCTTCCTCTACCCGGCGAAGGCCGCGGGCTTCTTGCCCTCGGACTCCAGCTCGATCTCCACGAACCCGAACGCGGCTCCGGCGGTCGGCGTCCCGTCGGTCGAGACGGCGATCACGTCGCCGCGCCGGACGACGTTCGTCGCCGTGTCGGCGACCGCGCCCTCGTTGAAGGCACCGATCGCCGAGGCGTCGGCGATCGTCATCGACGCGCCCGTGACGGCGACCCCGTTGACCGCGAGGGTCACGGCCGCGGCGCCGGAGGTGACCTCGTCCATCACCACGGTCCGCGCGCTGCGGATGCGGCCGGCGACCGGCGAGATCACGTTGACGGCGGTCCCGGCCGCATACTCGGTCTGCGGGATGAAGAACGGTACCTGCACGGCCACCTTGCCGCCGGCTTCCGTCACCTCGTCGAGCTGGTCCGCCAGGAAGGCGACGTTGTCCGCCAGGTGGTCCACGAAGGCGTCCCACTCCGCGAGGAGGACGGCCGCCGACGGCGGTTCCACGTTCGCGGCGTCGGAGATCGCGACTAGGTCGCGGCCGGCGAGGAGGTTGCCTTTCGTGCTGCGCCCGGCACCCTCGGCGCCGGCCGGGACGGGGGCGCTGGCGGACGCGCTCGACGTCTCGCCGAGTACCCCGGCCTCCGGGACCGGGTCCAGCCCGACCGCGCCCCGGCACACGTTCACCAGGTCGACCACGGTCCGCTGAGCGTCCTCCAGGTCCTCGCGCACGGCGCGGACCGAGTCGAAGGACGCGGCGTCGGTGTCGTCGGTGTTCGCGGTAGCGGTGTCGTCGATCGCGGCGATCGTGCCGTCCCCCGCGGTCCCGGGCCCCTCGGCGGCGGCGCCGGCGTCCAGCTCCGCGAGCACGAGATTCGCCCGCTCGACCAGCGTGGCGTAGGCGTCCATCACCGTGTCGGCCGCGGCGTTCACCGAAGCCGCCGTGACGCCCGTAGTGAGCCCGGTCAGGTCGTTCGAGGACAGCTCCGGTCCGTCCTTGAGTGCGAGCAGGAAGTGGGTCCCGCTGCCGGCGCTCGTCACGTCGACGACGGTCCGCCCGAGAGCGTTGGCCCGCGACGTCGCGAGCTGGAACACAGTCGCGCTCTCGCGCACCACCCAGAAGTCCGCGCCGGCGGCCAGACCCCCGGGGAGCGCGCCCCCGGTGTTCGCCAGCCGGAACGGACCGTCTCCGGTCTGGAGGCCGGAGGCGACCTCCAGGGTGATCTCGTCGGTCGAGTCGTCCGCCGTGAACACGACGCCGCCCGCCCCGGCGGAGTTGTCCACCAGGTCGACCGCGTTCAGCGCGCGGACCTTCTCGCGCGCGTCCTCTTGAAGTGTCCCGCGGATCGCGGACTCCAGAGTCCCGTCGCCCTTCTCGTGGACATTCGCGGCCGACGAGAACGCGCGCTCGGTGATTTGCTTCGTCAGGTCGAGGCTCATGTCGCCGTCCCTCCGTCGGGACGCCGGTCGGGTCGAATACACCCAGCCGGCGGCGTCTGGTACAACTTAGCCCGCCCCCTCGGGGCGCGCAAACGTCAGAGCCACCAGTAGTTGGCGACGGCCCCGGTCTCCCCGTCGAACGTCACGACCTCGGGGGCCTGGAAGACGTGGATCCGGTCGTCGACCGTCGGATCCAGCTCCAGGGCCTCCTGTCCGTCCTCGCTCGACGCGGAGGACTGCGCCAGATCGGTCACGCCGATCGAGTGCGTCCCGCCTCCGGCCGCGCTCGTGATGTCCACGACGATCGGGAGCGGAGTGGAGTCGCCGTCCTCGTTCTCGGCCGACCGGCGCATGGCATTGCTCTGGCTGACGGCGAGCTGGATCGTGTTCGCGTCGACGACGTGGATCCAGAAGTCGACTCCGGCGGAGAGGCCGCCTGGGAGCGCCCCGCCGGCGTTCGAGAGCCGGACCGGGCCGTCCCCGTCCTGGTAGCCGTGGTTCGCGATGGTGATCGCGTCCGCGCCGACGTCCACGTCGCCGTCCGCGAAGGTGCGCTGTGCTTGGGGACCGACGCGCAGGAACGTGCTCCCCGTCCCGGTCGGAGCGACGAACAGGAAGGACGCCCCGTCGGGTCGCCGGGCCTCGGTGATCGCCTGACCGACGAAGGCGTTGATCTTCGCGGACAGCGGGATCGCCGGGAGGAACGGGGACGACGGTATGCGGCCGAGCCCGGACATCTAGGTCCCCTCCTCGGGCGGCGCGCTCGCTGTCGACGACCGCGAGTTGAAGGGCGCGGCGGCCTGCAGCCGATCCGAAAGCTCTCGGGTCTCCGCGTTCAGCTCGTCCCACTCCTCGTCCGTCGGGTCCCGCCCTTCCTCGACCATCGTTCTGACTTTCGCAGAGAGCCGGTCGAACCTGTCCTTCGCACCCGGGTATGAAGCCAGGAGCACGGCCAGGACGTCGAGTAGCTTGAGCAGTACCAGGATCGCGCCGGGACCGGCGAGCACGAACAGGGCGGCCGACGCCTCGGTTCCTTCGGAGATGCGCGTTCTGAGTTCCGCCGTGAGCCTCTGCAGAGCGGAGGCGGAAGCGAGGAGGATTCGATCCCGGGTATCTCCGTCTTCGGTCCGCACCGCGGTCTGACCGGCGACGATGGCCTGCTGGGCGCGCTGGTCGATCTCGGCGATGCTCCGCACGACCTCGGGGTCGGCCCCGGGCGATTCGGCGTAGTTGACGGCCACCTGCAGGGCGATGTTGTAGGTACCCTGCGCGGCGAAGAACTTCTGGGCGGGGGTCTCGGCGTCGCGCACGGCGGCGCATCCGAGAGCGCTCGACGCGGCGAACGCGGCGACGAGCAGTACGGGGGTCAGGCTTCTCTTGATCACTGTCGTCTCCCCATCGGTTCGATTGGAAGGGTAGAACGCGGGGCCCCCGCGGTCGAGAGCCCCGCGCGGCTACGCTACTCCTTGTCGACGGGCCCGAAGCTCCCGGTCTCGTCCGAGGCGGACCCCCACTTGAAGTCTAGGGCCGCCTGGATGGTCGTCAGGAGCCCGAAGGCGGCGACGACGACCTCGGTCGCGTGCTCGCCGACCTCGGGGCCCAGACCCGTGACCTCGGACACCGCCGCGGCGGCCAGCCCAACGAGGGTCAGGACCGTCTTCTTGGAATTCAGAACGCGCTTGAGCATGGCTTTCCTCCTCCCGCGACCCCGGGGTCGCGTCGAATCTGAAATGTAAGCCCCGCCCGCGGGGCCGCTATACCTGCTGATCTCCGCTTTTATTGCACGATCGCGTGCGATCCTGCTGTATTGCACGCCGCCCTTGCTGCTACAGCTACCGGCCGCCCTTCTTTTTGGGCGGGGAGTGCCCGAAGTGGAGCGACGGCCCATCGTAGAACCACTTCTCGAACCCGGCGGGCTTCTTGAGCGGTCCTCTCAGAGCACTCGCGCTCGCGGCCCAGCGACGCGCCCGCCGGCGCGCCTCGATTTTCTTCGCCACGACGACCTCCTTTTACGGTCGGTCTGTCATGGCGTCCTCCATCTCCTCGGGGAAGCGCACCAGCATGGCGCGCTCGATTTGCTCCGCAGTCATCAAGTCCGGCACCTCGTCGGATCGTAGCTGAACGTGGACCGGATCGCCCCAAGACGCCCCGCTCGTGAGCAGGACTTCCTCCGCGGCCTCGGCGTAGGCCCGGTACCCGGCGTCGTCCGCGTCCCAGACGGCTTCGCCGGCGGGGCCGACGACGAAGGCGTCCGCCGCCTCCCCCCAATTGTGCCACGAGTAGCCCGGGAGCGCGTTCGTCGCCCAGCGGCCGAACTGCGGACCGACCTCGATCAACACGCCGGCGAGCCGAGGAGCCCCGGCGAGACGGAGCCTCTTTGCCGCGGCCTCGATCTCCGCGGTCGACCGCGACTGCCGCCAGAGCTTCGCTTGCTCGCTGGGCGTCCGGAGCGTAAAGAACGGGCGCAGCTCGTGCCCCGCCGCTTGCAAACCGTCGAGCAGGTCCGCGTAAGCGCAGCGAAAACCCGGCACCAGGAGATCCACGTCTCGCGCCACGACTACCCTCCGCTCAAGACCCGCGACCGGATCCACTCGATCAGGACGATGCACGCCGTCGCGACGGCTCCGCCAGCCGCGCCGGTGGCCCCTTGGACGGCTCGACTCCGCGGCCCGGTGCCGGACGCCTCGGCGACGCGCTTGACCTTTCTACACGTCCTCTTCTCGACGTCCGCGAGGTCGCGCCGCAGATCGGCCTTCACCTCGTCGACGCGCCTGTGGACGGCCCGGACGTCGCGGTCGTGCGTCTCCTGGTAAGCGGCTAGCCTCCCCGAGACCTCGCCGAGCGCGCCCTCGATCCGGTTGAGCTGGTCTCGCTCCTGAGGCTCCAGGGGCACGCCTAATCCTCCTCCCGGGCCCTGGCCTCGACCACGAAGCGGCGCTTCTTGCCGGCCCCGCCGTCCGCCGTGATCTCGATCTTGAGGCGCTGGCCCACCGTCAGCGTCGCCGCGTCCGGGATGACCCCTCGATAGAGCCCCTTGAACCCGGAGACCTCGACGAACGCGACGGGGTCGGGGACCCCGGCGACGGGGTCCCCGCTCGCCGCGTCCAGGACCCGGGCGGTGACGGCGGCCCCCTCCAGCAGCACGCCGGCGACCTCGTCCCGCAAGTTGCGGATTTCGACGAGGTTGTCCGAGCCGATGAAGACGACTTCGATTTCGCGGTCGGCCATGACGTTCTAGAGTAGCGAGACCCGCGGGGTCGGTGCTATTCCCCGGGCCGCTTCGGCCGGACGATCGGGGCCCCGCCCACCGCCGGCGCGACCCCGGGGTCGCCGGAGACCGCCGAAGAGGTCCTCGCTCGCCCCGAGACGGCGCGGTCGAAGCGGG